TGTAGATTTTTGATCAAAATTTGGTAATTGAAAATCTACTGATTGACTAGGCAATGAAGATAGATAATTATATTGTGGAGTGTTTGGTACAAAAGGTATTTTATTAGCTCCTGTAATAGCATCTAATTGTGATTTTGTAGGCATACCCGGTATTTGTTGTCCAGGAACACCGCCCTGTTGAGCTTTCTTCATAGATTCTTTGATGGCAGCATCTCTTCTTGCTAAATATACATCTTCTCCTTTTGGTCCTCCATATGCTGCTGTTTGCATCATATCCATGTCTGCCTGTGCTAGTTGCATTTGGTCAGCAGGGTTTGGCTGTTGAGGTTGTACTGGCATTGCTTCAGCTTGTTGTAACATTGCTTGAAGCATCATAAGTTTTTCTTGTTCTCCTGGAGGCATAGCGTCAATTGTATTTTGTTGTGCTTGTTGTTGAGATATATTTTCTATTTTTGCTGTAAACTCTAAAGGGTCTACTCCCACACTCAATAAAAAAGGATGTGCTATTAAAGGTACACCTTCTTCAAAATTCTTTTTATTTTCTTGCATGAATCCTAATTTAGATAAATCCATCATATTTTTCTTTAACATAAGCTCTGCACTTCTTGATGATATGTCATCAGCATATTGAGAATCTAATTCAGCATAAAAATCATTAATATCAAACTTCTTTGAAATTGCAGCTGGTGTTTTTTTCTTTTTACTTTCAATACCAAACTCTGCCATCTCATCTCTATCAAATTTCATCTTTGCTGTATCAGAAAAAATAAATGATTGCTCAGGTAAAAACATAGGTGTTCCCCCTTTAGAGTGTCTTTTACCCCCTATATCATATAAACCAAACATACCATCACCTGACAAATCTGTTAGGACTGTTTCTCCACGTTCTGCTTCTACGTTTGCATTTTCTCTAGGTACACTAGATAAACTATATCTAACGTTCTCATCACGTGTATTATTAAAACTAGTTTCTCCATAGTATTCCTGTGGAACTGAAACCAAACCATAATCAGCTTGATCACCAGTAGTATACATATCACCACCAGTACGCATAAATTTGTCTTCTACAACTTTACCGTTTACTAATTTAAATCCTTTAGGTAATTTACCTTTTAGTTTTATTTTTGCCATAATTATAACATTTCTATATCAGCTCCCGCTGCAATTAATTTTGCTAATATTGATGAGTCAACATTAACAGTCTCACCACCCTCTTGTCTTCTGGTTCCAGTTTGTCCTAAATCTAAACCTGAAACAAAGTTTAACGGATATCCTTCAACATCTGAAGATACTGATTGTATTGGTTGTGACTCAATAACAGAAGCTGCAGGAATGTTGTATTGCTTAAGTAAATTCCTAGCTTCATCTAACTGAGTTTGTATCTTAGGTAGTTGTCCAACATATCTTAAAAATTGTGGATCTTCTCCTCTTATTGCATTTGGATCATTTTGATCATATGGCCCATCTACCATTGGAAAATTACCTTCATTAAAATCTAATCTAGTTCCACTATCTGCTTGATATGCGTTAAATGTTGGTTGCATCACAGGCATACCATCTTCATCATAAGTACCAGAAGTTGTTTCTTCTCCAGGACCAGAATAAATACCTGTATGATGAGGTCTCCAAGATTCTCTATTACTATGCTTTCCTCTATATGTAGTTGGTGCGTAGCTATACATAGATACCATATCACCTAATTCTGCCTCATCATCACTAATTAACTCAAATGGTATTGAACCTGCACCAGGAAACTTAGAGCCATAAGCTTTTTCAGTTAAACTATAATTACCACCCAAAGTTGGCATATCATATGCTCCTGCTTGTTGGTATGCAAAACAACCATATGGAGTACAATATAATTCATCATCGTTACTACCAGTAGTACCAAGTGTACTATAAGGTGTATCACTACCTGCTCTAGTTTTTGGTAATGCATCCTTTATCATTTGAGGTAACTTCTCATATGCACTCATCATTTCTTTTCGGCTAGTTGCTAGTTGAAAGTCTCTGTATAATTGGTAATCTTCATCAGACATTCCTCCCTCACTTGGACTTAAAAACATCCTATCATCTGCTTGATCCAAAAATTCTGATGTACCTAGTATATTATCTCTTACTTCATTAACTCTTGTTTCTTCTGTATTATATAAGTTTTTAATGTAATTATAATAAGCACGAGCTGATGCACTATCTTTTACACTTTCACTAGTAAGACTCCCGCCATCTTGGGCTTTAGCCATTTCTCTTTTTATAACTTTATCTCTATTAGCTAGATAAGCTGCTTCTCCTTTCTCACCACCATATTCAGATACTGAATTCATATATAAACCAGTTACATAGTCTGAGTCAGCACCAGTTCTTCCTGTGTTTATATCAGTAGTACCTTTATAATTAAATGGTTGTGTGTATGTATTAAATCTTTCATCTGCTATTGCACCCATTCTATTATCTACCTGTGCATCAAAAATATCATCTCTTTTAGCAAACTTAGTTAATTCTGGAGCTAACTGAACAGCTACGTCACTTACATCTTCAAAACCTCTCATAAAGTTACTATCCCTAAATCTATTATAAGCTCCTTCTATTCCTCCAGTATTTATATTTATTTCTGGTGGTGTAATTTCATCAAAAGCAGCTTGAGCTTCAGCTTGAGCCTTTTCTTGCATTCCTTGTTGATTCTGTTCATTTAAAGAATCTAACGTTGCTTGGTTCTGTTGTTGTGCTGGTGTTGGACCTACTAATGGATTTCTTTGTCTGAATTCTTCATCTTCTACCATTTGCACAGATGTGCTGTAATCTAAAAAAGGTACATTAAAATCAAAGATATCAGAACTATCTTGTTGTGGAAACATAGCACCTCCATCTTGTTTTTGTGGAAACATTTTTTGTAATGCTTCTAATGTTGCATTACCTACATTACCTAAATTTTCTTTTTGAGTAGCTGCCCAGTCTTTGAAATCTTTTTGTAAGTTACTAATCATTCTTTCAGTGCCAAGCCCTCCACCTGTAACTGTCTCATTAAAATTACCTACATCAATATTAGAAGCAATTTCATTTGCATTTTCTGATGACTTTAGTAAGTCTACATACTTTTGCATTGCAGCCATATTATCTTCAGATAAAAATTCATCCATATTCTTTATTGAATACTCTGCATCTTTAAATTTATTAGATCTATTTATATCTTTTTTTGCCTGCCAATCTCTGAATGTTCCATCTTTAACACCATCTTTATTTAGATCTTTGCCACTAAACATATCTTCATATCCAGTACGTAGAGTATTAAAAATATTAGCATAGTTGACATCTCCATCTTCAAATGCAACTGGGTTAATGTAAAATGGCTTAGCATTTATAACATCATAATTATAATTCTTATCAATCTTATACGTTGGGTTTGGGTCTGCAATTGTTCCCATACCACCATATTGCATTTGGGGTGCTTGCTCTTTTAATTTTTTTAAACCTGCTCTTCTATATGCATCAAATTTACCAACACCGTTCATATCACGGCTATATGCTCCAGTATTAATTGGTACTAAAACATTATCTATTATAGCTTGAACACGTTCTGGATCTTCCAAACCAGTATAAAAATCTGAACCTCTTAAATCTTCTAGGGTCAAATTAAGTTGAGTAGTCATATCTATTTCCTCACCACCTTCTTGTTTTTTAAACTTAGCAGCATTACGTGCAAAATTAGCCATTTTTACTACTTCGGTAGAATACTTCTCTTTATTAGCTAAAACCTTTCTAGCAGCTTCTTGTACACCCATACCACGTGCCTTAGCCCATTTAGTAAACTTACCTCTATTTTCTTTTTTAATTTCTATGCCTGATTTAGCATACTCATCTATTACATCTACATTAAGATCAACAGGATCCATTTCACTTTCTACTGATTCATTTCTTGCTAGCTCTTGAGGATTTTGATTTACTTGTGCAGGAGTAGCAAGTTCAGGTTGCATTCTTTTAACAACTTCTTGAAAGACCTGTTGTATTTGGACTTCTTCCATACCACCCATCATAAGTGCTTGAGCTATAACTTGTTGATCTATTTCTTGTGTAGAAAGTTCTGTTACTACATCAACTATATCTTTTCCTTGTTTAACTGACTCACTAATCATCATAGTAACTTTCTGAATCATAGGATCCGGTTGCTGATTATTTTGCATACCAGGTTGCGTTGGAATCATTTGTCCTCCTTGTTGTTTTAAACTTTTTTTGTTTAATTGCATGATGATTATATTATAATATTAATATACAAATAATTAGGGAGAATCACTAATCTTTTAGGTTTAAGAATTGCCTGCAACATAAGTCATAATGTAATTAGCAGGACTCATATTCATAGCTTTAGCATCTCTATAATAAACTCTATTAAGTTTATCATATACTTTTTGACCAATTATTTCTTCTTGTTTTGTTTTGAAATTACCATTTATATAATGTTTATAAATAGCATGTGGATTACTCATACTTCCACCATCTTGACCTTTAGGTAATGTTTTAATTTTACCGTTCTCAGTTCTAGCATATCTGTTCTTTTCATTTTCCATGCTAGGAATAAGTGTGCCTGAATAAGTTTTACCTTTCCATTGCCAGCTAACTGATCCACCTTTTTTATATTCAGGTCCTTTTACATTTCCATCTTTATCTTTAAAGTATACGTTTTCTGAAAGACCTTCTGTTTCTCCTTGTTTAGTTCTTACATACCCGTCTGGCAAAAGATTGTTATATGAAAGGTATTTTATAACCTCATCTTTTTTAGAATCATCTATATTTAATGATCCAACAATTGATCCAACATAATTATTAAATGTGTCTTCTCCCATTTCTAGAAGCTTTGCTAAGAATGGTCTTTCATCTCCGCCAAATATAGTTCTTAACTCATGTCCTACACCTAATAGATTTGAACCTATAAAACCAGCTGCTTTGTCTACACCAACAGAATCTAATAGTCCACCAACATAAGGTATATCTTTAACTTTTTGTTGTATTGCTTCTGCTGCATATCTACCTCCTGCAGCATGTCTCATATTATCAATACTATTTTCTTCACCAGGATTCTCAGCAAAAGCTTGAGCTCTATCATTTACATTATCTAAAGATGCATTAATTAATTTTTCTAGATCAGAAAGAAAACTGGTTTTAGGATTTGACCTCTGAATTGCATTTACATCACCACCTTCTTGAAAACCTAATTTGTCTTTCCAGTAATTTGGTATATTTTTAATACCTTCCATAGAGATGTCTATATTAGGAACATCTATACCTAATTTTTCAATTGCAAATCTATTTGCTTTATCTTTAGCCATATCTAAAAGCTCAGGTGCCCACTTATCTCTTTCATAAATTACTGTTTTTAATGCAGCTGGTATTGTTCCATCTGGAAGGATATTATATATCTCTTTTGCATCAGAACCTACCTGACGTAATCTTTTTGCTGCTCTATTCTGTCTGCGTTCACTGGGCTCATCACCAAAAGGAAGGAAGCCAGATATAACTGTATCAAGATCTTTTAATGTTTGATCTGTTATGTCACCAATACCCTTATCTTTTATTGCTTCTATTGCTGTAGGATTATGTAATACTGTTTCTACTACATCATTTATTTCATCTCTATCTAAACCATCTAAATAATTTGTAAGAAGATTAATAGTAGTAGCATTAAGATCTACTTTTGCTTCTTCTTTTACTAATTTTGTTAACCCCTCAAATCTACTTGTCCTTTTTCCTTTTACACTTCCTGGAACTATTTTATCACTATAATTTTCTAAAATATTATCCATAACAAAATTAGGATCAGTAATACCCCCTCTACTATTTTCTGGTGAATTAGGATCCATACCTAAAGCTAAACATACCCCAGTAGCACAATTAGAATCTAAAAAGTCATAATTATATATACTTTCATCCTCCAATGATATAGGAAGTTTGGCTGGCATCAATCTTACATCATCATGAATAGAACTTCTTTCAGTACCTTCAAATAATTGTGCTTGATTTATAAAACCTTTTATTTCATCATCAGATAAATCTAAATCTAAAACTCTTACGTCATCTTTTCCTTTATAATCTCTTTCACTAACACGTTTATTTCCTGAACCAGTTGACCATCTATTTACACGGCCAACTAACTTAGTACCAGGTATTACATTTACTTGATCACCTGTATCAGTATTAATTAGTACAGCTTCAATATGTCCAGGACTAAACTTTTTACTTCCATAAGGATATTGTATAACTCTTACATTATATTTTGAATAATCTATATCATTAATTCCTTTAGATCTTTCTGGGTCACCACCGTCTTGTAACTGACTTGCTTTGGAACCTTTGTTTATTGTTTTAGCTGCCAACTTAGCCTGGAGAGGAGTTACACCTTTAATTGCTTTGAGGGGTTTAGCAAAAGGTATTATACTTAATGCATTTAGTGCTGCGTTACTATAATCACCACTATCTAAACTATCAGCTGATTTATACGCAGCATTAATTGGATTAAAAAAATCTATTGCACTTGTAAAAGAATCTTTTTCAACTTGTCCAGCATCTATACCCTTATCAAAATTATATGGTACATTTCCAGTATTAAATTTTTCTTTAATAGTTGCAAAAGGATATCTAACAAATGATCTTATGTCACTTTTAAAATTATCAAGCATGCTAGGTGCTTGTGTTATTGTACCTCCTTGTTGAAATTGTTCTGGTTGTTCTAACTCAGGTTGCATTCTATAGTTAGTAGTAAGTTCTTCTCCTTCTTTTAAATCTTTCAATGCATATACAAATCTTTGATCACCTACCTTTTTACTCATCATAGTTGGTGATTCTTCATTATGATTATGCATCTTACCTAACTGAGTAACAGGTTGTCCACCTTTATGTGCTAAACCTATTAGCTCACCCTGTTTAAAAGATCTTCCTGCAAACATACCATCTCCTTCTATATCAGAAGGGGCTTGAAATATATCACTCATAGGTGCATTAGAACTAAACACACCAGTTACATAGGTAAACATTTCATTAGGTCCACCAGGTAATCCTCGTCTTTCTTTCTCTTCAAAATATTCTTTCATTAGCGTTTAGATAATAATAGTTTAGTATTGTTTAATCTTAGTAACATTTTTCTATCTCCTGATCTATTTTTTCTTAATATTAATTGGTTAGAATAATGTCTAAATTTTTTGCGTTGTGTAGGAGACTTATCATAATTAAGATTAAGTGCATTTAAAGGTCTAATATAACCATTACACTGTGTATTAAATATAGGTTGTTCAACATTAGTAAATTCACCTCTATCATTTGTTATATCAAAAAATTGATTAAATCTAAATTTATGTTCTACTTTAGATGATAGTATGTCTATGCTACTATTATTTATTATTGGATAATTTAATTCACCCCACGGATCATTGTAAGGTTGCATATTTAGATTTAATAATCCAGATACTTGATCATTATTATAAACTATAGCATGATCAAAATTAAATTCTAAATCTTCCCACTTATCTTCTCCACAAGCGTTACCAAGTGTATTATTTTTATAGACGTATGTTTCAAGTTGATATTCAATACTTCTAACTGTATTAACAATTTGACCTGTATTTTCTATTAGATCTATTTCCCAAGGATAATCTACCTTATAGAAATTCACATATGAATCACACCTTGCATTATGTCTCCATATAGAACCTACTTCAAAGTTAGCATTTTCTTGCTCAAATATTTGATAGTTACAAACTCTATTACTTGTAAACGTTGGAGTATCTACTTGATAAATTAATGGTGCTGAATCAGGACAATCACCTGTAACAGTAGTAGTATAACCAGGTTGAGAAGTTGGACAATCACAAAGAACTCGTCTGCATATAGGTGGATTAACAGGATCACATGTACCCGTTGCTTGTGTATAGTCTCCGTTAGCATCTGGATAAACTATTGTGTATCCTGCAGGACAACTACAAGAAGGGGTAGAAGTACATATTTGGCCAAGAAATTCAGTAGCAATCATATCCCAGTTTGTTATTGGATATGATGCATCAATTGTAGATTGTATACCAAATTGATATCTATCAGTTGAAATACCAGCCGTACCAGGTGATATAGTTGGTGGCCCTCCTGTACTAGTAATATTATTTAATACCAATGGTTGAACTGGTACTGGACTATTTACACCACAATAAAGTGCATATACAAATTGATTTGCAGGAGCAGGACCTCCTGGAACTATTGTACTAGATTGAAACTGGGTATTTGGTCCCGTTGGTGATGTAGTATCTGTAATTAATAATATAATTTGTGTAAAGTTTCCTTGTCCTGATCTATCTCCTAATGCAGAAGCTGCTTTATTATTAAGTAGTGCTTGTCCACCTGTTAAACCTCTAGTTATATTAGTACCTGTCCCAACAGTAGTTCCTGGTGGCCAAGCTCTAGCTGCTAATGTTTGAGCATACCAATTAAGAACATTTGCACGGGCTTGAGGTGTTGTAATATTATTAACCATACTTTGTGTAGAAGCTGCTGGTGAACCAGTATTATTCACATCCCAACTTTGTGATAGGTTTGCCCATGCAGTAAATCCTATTTGCATTGTTCCAGCTTGTTGAGCATTTATAACTAAAGGATTTTGTAAAAACGCCTGTATCCATTGTTGTTGTGCAAATGCTCTAGTTCCTGGGTTATTAGGGTTTTGCCCTAATCCCATAGTACTTGTAGACATGTCTGTAGCAATAACTATATCTAATAAACATGCTTGTGTTCCACCTGTTAGGGTCATTGTTCCTCCATTGTCTACAGTAATTGTTGCAGGCTCAGTAATTGTATCTGCTCTTTCACATTTGAAAGATGTTGGATTGTAATTAAATCCTGGAGGACATTGAGGTACATCAGTTGTTAAAGTCTTAGTAGTAAAGAAATGATTTATACTAGGTAAAGTTAATTCTGGGTGCCAATCATGAAATGATATCCAAGCTTTAGCTTTTGGATCATAACTTACTGTCCAAGAACAATCATCAAAGTAAACTGGATCTCCAATACTAATATCTATTATTGTTGAACCAGTACCTAGACTACCTAATGCAGCTGTTACATTAAATTTAAATCCTCCTTCTTCAGTATAAGTTACATTGCTTATATATTCTTTTTTTACTTTATAATCTCTTTTACAGAAGTATACTATATCATTATTAGTATCATACACTGTTTGGCAACCTACACCTGCTATAGGATTGTCAGATAATACAGAATGTTCTAACTCTGGAAATTGTCTTATTAATGAAGAAGGTAAGTATTTATTAAACCACCACTTCATACCTTTGTTAGATATAGGATCTAAACCTTTACCTGCATATTGGAATATTTTTCCTTGTGCTTGTGATATAAAAAATAATCCCATTGGTGTATTCATTACACCTCTTAAACTTTCAGATGAACCATATTCATTAGATAAATCAGAATTAGCAACATTTTGCATTGGTTGAGAAAAAAGACCACCATCACCAATAGTTACCTTTGTATCTAATTGAGTTTTTAAAACATCAACACCTTGAAACAATTGAGGAGATAAGTATGGGAAAAATACTAGTGCACCATTTTTACTAAAAGGTTTTATTACACTTACTTCACCTTTGAAATCTTTATAATTAAAGTTTAAGAATACTCTCCAGAAATCTTTTTTAGATTCTTCTTGAGCTCTTAAAGAATATACAAGTCTTTTAGGGTAACTTGTAAAACATGTTTCAGCAACCAAAGGATCATAATCTAATGGCTGTACTTGACCAAAGCTACCTATTTGAGTAACAAACTTTGATGGACTTAAAGATTCATCATATTTATAGAAGTTGTCTGCTTTTTCTATTCTTGCATGAAATAGCTCATCAAGATCATTGTAATCATATACACTGTATATTCTTCTTGCTGGTGATTCTTCCCAATCTCTATAATCTAAATTAATTTCTGACTCTACATAAAAATCTAATATACCATTATTGTGAGTATATATATAAGCAAACCTCATAGCTAATGCAGGATTCGGATCATTTGCGTTTCCAAATATTGCACTTAATCCAGTATTACATGAATCATTTCCTCTATCTAAATAATATAGATCATCTGGAAATTTAGCATCTAATGCATTTTCACTTTGCAACCCTAATGTTGCAATTTCTCCTGCCAAAGGAGTTAAGTCAAATCTTTGAGAATTCAACCAGTATCTTGGATAAGGAATATTAACATATAAAGAATAGTCAAATGTATAACCATCAGGTTGTCCTTGTAAGTAATTACTAAATATAGGCATTATTGTTTTTTCAGTATATCTACCTATAAATGTATCACCAGAAAAAATTGGTTGGCTTTTATATTTAAATTGATTAGGTTTTGTTGGATCTAATAATTCAACACAACCTCTCATTTGTATTTGTTTAATACCAGCCAGCTGTCCGTACTGATTATCCATATTAAACTTTAATGCCCCATAATAAGCTGATATCTGTCTTTTCTTTGATGATCCAGGGTCTAATAAATAGTTATCAGAAAATGGTATTGGTTGACTGCTTACATATTCCCCTTGTGCATTTAGATTCATTTCTACTTCACCACCTACTACATATCTAGATTTATCTTTAAAATCTGGATCTGATATTGGTTTATCTATAGCTACTGCCACAGTGCTTGGTCTAAATAAATTATTAATTTTATATTCTCCTTTGTTAAATGTTTGAAAAGAAGAACCTAAATAATTTGAGTCAGTACATTTAATTCTCCATAAACCATTTGTTTGATTTCTGTATGTATCAAAAAATCCAGATGAATTATGTTTCCATGCAAAATCTGAATCATTAACCATTGCATATATTAAATCTATAATTTCATTTCCACCTATTGCAACATTTGCTTTAGCAACAGCCATACCTGCAAAAACTCTAACTACAAAAGGAAGATTAGAAACACTAGTATCTTTTCTAGTTGAATTACTTTTCATTCCACCAATTACTCCGGGGATACCACCTTCAGCAGACTGTATACCTTCACTAACGGCTGTTGCAATTTGACTAACTGCTCCCCCACTATAAAAATCTCCAACTGCTATTAAATCATCTATTAAAAATTGTTCAACTATTTGCAATACTGTAGAAGCTGCACCAGCTGCACCAGCTACAGGTCCATTAACCAAAAGCCATCCCCCAGGCTGTACACCATAACCAGCACCCGCAGGTCCTCCAAAACCCCAATTTCCACTTACAGAATCCATAGCAGCCCTTGCTCCTTCAAAACTACTAGTATCAGTACCTCTCACTTGATGAAATGCATAACCTAAACCAATAAGAGAAGCAATTACTGCACCACCATTTCTTAATAATTTAAATTGTGGATGGTCTTCTGATGGTTTAAAATATCCAAATGCATTACCTGTTAACTGACCATACATTCTAGCTTCAAATGCATTTAAAAATGGTTTTGTAAACATAAGTTCAGGAGAAGAAAATGTAAAAACTTTTCTTGAATATCCAGCAGGTTCACCATCTACGTCTGGTCTATCACCTAATGCTCTATATCCATTTACACCTAATGACTGAGTAAAACTATCACAACCACTAGTTCTATTTAATGGGCCTCCTTGAATACCATCATGAAAATATATATCTGGTCTTAAATCATTATATGGATAGTTAGGATATAAACCTTGAACCCCATCTCCTATAAGATCTTGTGCGTTTGGTACAGTGTACTTACGCATATTTCTAAATAAACCTTTTGCAAGTATAGATCTTGCACCAAGCCTTGAACCTCTTAAAATTTCATAACCAACTACATTTTCAATAAATGTACCGTCATTATTTGTTGGTCTTCCTATATTTTCAAACTCAACTCCTAATATCTGCATAGTATCACCATTGTCTTTAGTGATATGTAATGGACCTGCATTACCTATTTCTTCTGTTGGCATCTTATGATGTCTAATTGGTAAGCCACATAAATCTCCCCAAATATCAGGTCTATTACTAGGATATCTTTCTGTTGATTCCCAATATCCCATTTTACCTCTTGCGGTAATAACATCACCATTTGCTGATATTTCTTGTAATCCTTGTTGGGTAATAGACCCAGTGTTATATACTTTATATACTGGATCTCCATTAGGATCTATAACATTTTCTCCAAAAATAATTTCATTTTCTAAAACTGTATTTCCATTATCTAATGTATAATTTTCAGGTGCTCTACCCGGTATATGATATGAAGAAGATCTTTCACCAGTATTATATATCCAACGTATAAAAAATGCATATTGCTCATCCCTCATAAAACCCATATTATTCCCACCTAAAGAATAATAAGTTGAATCTTGTTGATTAATTACCCAATTAACTTGTATTTGATTAGCAATAGGTTGATAATTAAAATCAAATTGTTCTGTTGGTCCTTGTCTAATTAAGTAATCATTAACAACAAACATAGACTCTGATTTTTCATAAGCAGGACTACGTAAAGGTATTTGATCTAAAGCTACAGCAGTTAATGCTGGGTCAATATAATCTATGTTAATATTAACTTGTTGTGTACTATATAACCCAATTTTTTTAGCAAATGTTTGACCTTGGTTTCTCACTAATAATACTAATTCAAAGTACTCATAGTCTTCATCTAAATTACTTATTGATATATCTAATGATCCTTGTGAACCTGCATGTGACCAAAGTGTTTGAATATTAGATACTCCAATATAGTCAGTTACTCTTTGTTCATTTTCTGTATAAGCAACAAATGCTTGATAAGAACCATTTGATAATAATCCTCCGTCAGTATTTTTATTTAGTTTTACGCAAGGTGTATCTAATAAAGGAGCCAATCTTATTTGTTCACAATCTAATTGTAATGGTAATATGTTTTCATATATTACACATGGATCACCAGGAGCAGAAGTTATTTCTTGTTTATATGGTATATCATCTATGTTCATTGCACGTGATGGATTATTACCATCATCCCAATAAACTTCCCATGTACAATCAAAATTTTCTTTTGATGCACCTGTAATAAGAAATTTAGTATTAAAATTTAAACAAGGATCATTTACTAATGTAGTATATTTACATTCACTGTCATCAAATGTACCTATCTCTGAGTTGTTATTATCAGTAGAATATATAATCCATTCATCTCCGTATCTATGTATAGCACCAATTATTGTATATGGTATAACACCACATTGTAAATTAGCCGGTTCATTTCCTAATAGACCTACATCACCATCATTAGAGTTATTAACTGCATTACGTGCATGCCACCAACTCATGTTGTTCTCCATGGAAGGTGCAATGTCCTTGTTCATACCCTTTACAAAAGAGTTAGAAACTATAGATGAACTGCTTTTAGGTCGTGCACTAGCTGGTCTACCTTTAGATTTAGAAGATGTCTTTTTTTTTGCCATAATATATTACCCTTTATTTAACAGGTTGCACTGGTTGATGATTGACTTGTTGTAGAGTCATTAGGATTTACAGTAAATTTTTCTGGCAAAGGAGCAACTGGATTATTAGGAGCATAGCTCAAGAACATATTATAATAGTTATGATATTGTGCTCTTCTATTTACTTCCCACATTTTTCTCATTTCTGCAAAGTTTGGTGTATTAACAAATGTTAATGCATTGTTTCTTGCTCCTCTTAGTTTCTGTGATACTAAATTTAATTGCTGAGAAACGTTCTCACCGTTCCATACCATATTTTCAAGTATTCTTTCTTTAACTGCATATTCATAATATTCATTACAATAAGGATGATCTAATACTAATAAATCTCCATATGCATCTTCCATAGCACCCTGATAACTTATATAAACTTTTCCTGTTCTAAATGTTGTAACTAAAAATCCATCTCTAACTTCAGCTATATCTAATGCTTGTGCACCTAATGTAGGACAAAAACAAACAGCATCATTTACATCTTGAATTCTTAATTGAGTCCAACTATCAAATTGTCTGTATTGATGTGGTCCTACTCTTTGAACTAACTGGTAACTGTTTTTATCATCACAAGTTTTAATAACACATACATCTTTACAGGTGTCATCTTTACTGCATGGTGACATTTCTCCAGGAGAAGGAACATAAGGTACTTCATTAAATGTTTCAATATGTGTACCAGATGGCATTGTTGCATTAACTGTATAGCTGCCACATCTAAATGCATAATTTATATATTTGAAATCCATAGGTAATTGCCCTCTACCATGTTCTATATCAATTATGACCTGCTTAGTTCTGTGAATTCTTAAACCTAAATCATAATTAACTCTTTGAGCAACTTTAATTAATTGCTGTGGCTCAATCATTCCTTCCAATGCATAGGTTGAAAAATCAATGGAAACATCTTCCATTAATTGACTGAATGTTCTATATTTTTGTGATACTCCCATTATCTATTAATATTTATTTTATTATCAGAATCCTCTGGCGGAACTTGCATAGTATTCATCATAGTCTGTATTACTTGAGCTTCTATTTCTGCAAATAATGCTTCAGGTATATATATTTCTTGATCATACCTAGGTATACAGTTATTTGTATCATCACAGTCCCAATTAGTTATATCTGAATCAAATACTCCTTCTAATTTTAAAGCATCCCATTCAATATTTGGTGCATATATATAACCATCTAACCACCAAAAATATAATGTTTTATTATATTTAAAAGTTGTAGTTTTAGTCATAGAAGTAAAAGTACCCGGCTGAGTAGCTTGAAGTTCTTTTGATCCATCTATAGAGCTTACAGTACGTATTAGAGGTCCCCAGTATCCTTCAAACATAGAAGGTAGTTTCTTTTTAGATCTTTTGATTGTACATCCACTTGTTATACCTGCACAGTGTGCCTCTACTTTATCTACATCAATTAATTCAATATATGGTAATGTTTTCCAAACTGAATTAAATTTCATTAGTTTATTGGCATAATCTTGTCTTCTCATTAATACTTGAGCGTACTTCTCTATTAGGCTGTATATATATCTATCAGTTACAAATGCATCTTGTACTTCTGCTTTTACTTGACCTCTGATTCTAGATATTGCTTCTGATATTTTTGACATATTATTTACTTTTCAAATTCATTATAATGCTTTAACTCTTCTTTATTCTTATCAGCATTGTGATCATATAAATGAGCCACTCTGTATTTATTTTTCATAACTACATACTTGGTCCAATTTGCAGGATATTCTTTAGCTACAGTTCTTTTAAAATCTCTGCATGCTACAAATCTCCATAGATCCCTATTTTTAAATCTATATTTGGTTGACCAATTGGTATAAAATATTTTACCTAAGTTACCATCAGTTTCCCAATTTTTATTTTGTAAGACTTTACCGTATTGATTAGAAAGAGCATAATTTGTATTAACTGATTTTGATGAAGGACATGTACCTATAAATAAATATCCTAATGAATCAGGTAATTCTACACCATCTCTATTTTTAACAACAGCCTTCCATAACTCTATATTGTATAACTTAATTATACTTTTTAATTTCTTATTATCTATATCAGAATATAAAGGTTTTTTCTCTTTAAATTCTTTTATTGTTTCTCCATTTAATAACCCTAATCTTTTTTCTCTATACCTTGGAGCTTTTAAATTGGGTTTTTTAAAATTATTAATCATATAGTTATATTTATAATTTACAAAAAAAACCCCACTTTATGAAATTTAAGTGAGGTCTTTATAAAGCTTGATAAGTTAATTCGCAGATGTTACCCATTATAGGGTGTTGTATTTCTAATTTACCAGATCTTCTATTACCTACATATTTGTTACTATAATGATAGTAATCTGTCTTTCCTAAACTAGGTAATGTTTTTTCTATAAAACCTGCTGTTTCATTAGATGTCATATATTCAACCTTTCTGTCAGTGTGTATATGACCTTTGAATAAAGTTCTATTTATAGTAGCTCCCCATTCTTTAGGGTATTCAGTAGCAAATATTAAAGGATTATTTTTACTACGTTTATCTCCATGCTCAAATGCATTAAAATTACTATGCCAAACATGAACTTTTCTTTCTTCATAATTTATATCCCATTCTATTTCTTCACTCTCTATTGACTTTGACAGTGCGTGAACTAAATGAAATGAAGACAATCTATCATGGTTACCTGGTACATAAACAACAACTAATTCTTTACAGAAAGCTTTTATATAATTAATAGCCCAATGCATTGCATCAAATGCCTGCATATAAGCGTCTGTAGCTTTCATACAGTTATCTAATCCTGTTCCGCTAGTAGTAGTGCCCTCAAACGTATCCATGTTGATTAAATCTCCTCCTACAACAAAATACATTTTTTCAATATAATGTACAGGAGCTGCCTTACTCATAAGGTATATAATAGTATCTTCAAAATCTTTATCTATAGTATCATTACCTTCTTTACCAAAATGTATATCTTGTAAAGAAATAACACCACATACTGGGTCAGACTTATCTACTGATTTTAAACTAAATTTTGGAAGCTTATGTTTTTTTGGTTTCCATACCTCAAGAAGATTTTTAAATAAATTTTCTTCTTGATCTTTCAATTGAGTAACTAATGCTGACACTCTCCAATGATCACCCATTTGTTTATTCCAATACTGTGATAATCTCCATTTATTAGTATCTATCTTAAGTAAACTTATAATCTCTTCTGCACTCTTAGGTTCATAATCAAATGTACCAGATATTTTACCTTCACCTTTATCTAAATCAATAGACTCAACTAATTGTGCTTTATCAGCAGCTTTAGAAAAAAAGTTTGTTTTTTTTCTTTGTTTGCTTCTATCTGCTAATATTTCTTTTTTAATTTTTCTATATTCTTCTTCTGTAATTCCTATTCTTTCAGCACTTATTTTAGGATGCTTTTTCCATTTTAATGAGTCAATTACTTTTTGTTTTATATAGTTCATCTGTTTTGTGTTTTTTTTATAAAGATAAGAAAAAAAAAGAGACTGGCTATTTTAACCAGTCTCTCCAACGTTTGTAGTAGAAAACCAACAAACCACCACTCTGTTGTTTTTTATGCTGCTATAGTAGAAACTAACAATTCAATAGGTACACATGCTCCACCTATTTGTGAATCTTGTATCTTAATTTTGTAAGCTGTACTAGCAGTTAAATTAGTTATTGTATAGTTTGAAATAGTTGTTGCTATTGGAGCAGCGTTTACTAACGTCCATCCTGAAGGATTAATTTGTGTATCAATATATATATTAATACCATTACTAGAACTCCATATACCATCCCACAGTACATTTATGGAAGAACTAGTTACCACCCCTGCATATTGATTATAAGGATTATGTGCTAAATCATTAGATGAACAAGCCCCATTACCATTTATTTGTAATAGACAAAGTTTTTGAATTATCTGATCTAATCTAGTACCAGAAGTAATTACTATCTGTCCACCAGCTGGGCCAATTTGAAATGATGTACCACAATAACTTACACACGCAGCACACTGAACATCATCACACCTTTCACTTCCTGTACTACAATCTGTATACGTACATGGATTAGTCAAAGCTGTATCAGCACAGCTACATTTTTCACTACATTTTGTACAATTACATGCCATTTTTTAATTTTTTATATTTTATGAGCAACCTGCTATTAATTCATTTTGTATAACTGCAGGACCTTCAGATACATTCCAACTACCTCCAGTATTTACTGCTAACTCTCTCCAAGGATATACTGTTGAAGCACCTGGTGGAGTATATGTTTTACTTGTTCCTGCTCCAACTACAATTATTTTAATTCCTTGAAGTAAAGCAATTGTTGTTAAAGTACCAATTTGTGCATAATCAGTTGCATCAAATGCATCATCTGATCCACTTGGTAGATCATCTGTTATTACAACTATAAATTTAGCCACATTACTTCTAAATGCACCTACAAAGTTACCTGTCATTATTTGTTGGATTGCCATATCAGTTGGATCTGGAGATCCGTCTCCTTGTCCTAATGGTACACCTGATGTAGGTGCTCCAGTATTAAGTTTATTTAACTGATTAGTAAATGCAGTACCATTATCATTTCCAAACATTGACCATGCTGTTATGAATTGTCTGTGTCCTCCTCCAGTATTTATAATTCTTTGTGCTGCAGGTAATGCAACATAATCACTTGATGTATTATATGTAGGGGTTGCTGTAGTACCTTGTGCTTCATCTGCTGTTACTAATGCCATTCTATATGGATTAGATCCAGAGTTATTATCTATAGTACCTATAACTGCAGCTATACCAGATTGTAGAGTTCCTATTTCAGTACCCATAGTTGAAGTATAATCAAGTACTATTGCTACATCCATACCTGCACTACATGCTTGTGCAACAGCTTGCATAGTAAATGCTTGTGTATTAGGACATATTTGACCTGATACTCCTTTAAATGATACTGTTATCCTAGCATCATATGTTGTGTTAGCTGTTAAACCGGAAGTAAATTGATGACTTACAGAAGCAGCTGGATTATTAATTGTTTGTGTTGCCACAACTACTCCACTTGCATTTAAAATATCTATTACGTATGTTGCAGTGGTTCCTAATGTATTAGCAAAGCTTACTGTCACGTTTGTTTGTGTTATACCGCTAATTGTTATTGATGGTGGACAAGGTATTAAACCTGCTACCACACTACTTTGGTTTGCCTCACAAGTATCTACTCCATCTGTTACACTAAAATCTACTTGTACAGATATGTTTTGAGAAGTATTTAATGTTTGAGTTGGAAAAATATATCCACTTGATGAATTTTGTAGTTGAGATACACTAACGGTTGTTTGTAATGATGCACCTAATGCATCTGTTAATGTTATTATACTATACCCTGATGTATCATTAAAGTTACTAGGTATAGAAGAAGATTGAAAATCAAATATTATTCCATCAATTAAATTGGATGAACTATTGATTCTATTTGTTGTAGAATATCCAAATGTTACTGCACTACAACCACTTGGACAACAATTAGTTTGTATTGAACTTATAGCAGCATACATATCATCTATAACTACCCATGCATTTTGTACACTCTGTGCTAAAGTGCTTGCAGAATTATTCCATCCTGTTATAGCACCATAAGTTGCACTAGAACTTAATGAAGCATAACTTCCAGTAATAACACTTTGTGCAACAGCAGCGTTAATTGCTGCTGGTAAACCCACTGCATTTCTTAAAGCACAAAAAGCACTCTCAAGTGCTAATACTACTACAGATACATTTGTTAAGGTACCTACATTACTTACACAAGTTGGTACAATCTGTACTTCTGATACAGCACCTGAACATGGTAATACACATGCTTCTAAAACATCTAATCTACTACTGTAGCTAGTTAAAGTACTATTTATAAGTTGTATACTTGATAAATTTGTACATACTTGATCTGCTATAAGTGTTGCAAATAAATCTAAACGTAATTGTGTTACTGGGTTTCCTGATGCATCATTATATTGCATGCATGCAGGTAATGTCATTATAGGAAGATTGTCAGTTACATATGTACTAGATGGTAAATTACTCCCGCTATTATTAGCACAAATTTCAGTAACCATAGCCTGTAATACAGGAACTAAAGTTGTTGGTGTTGTACCACGTATATTTAAACATGTAAGATCTAATCCTGCTAAACTTGGATTTGCACTTACACCATTAGTAATAAGATCACATACCTTTGTAGCAAGCTTTGCTGTAACTTCACTAATTGTATCTCCACTGCATAAATTAATACAGGAAATATCAGGTCCTTGCCATATTACACAATTAGAAGAAATGTTGTCACATCCGTTTGTGCTACCACTTGAATTTGTTGGGATCATAAATAATTATTTTACTATAACGTACCGTGTTGTAAACTCTACAATTATAATATACAAAAATTTTTAAAAGCAAACAAGAAGTCTGCTCTTAAAAATTTTTTGTTAAGATTTATGATTTTAGTAAATTATTTGTCTTCTGAACTTTCAAGAGGTGTTAATGTACCATCTTCAAGACTTACATTTACCTGACCATATTTTTTTTCAAGATCAGCTGTAAAAGTCTTCCATTCATTATTTAAATTAGAATGTTCTTTTACTATTGTTTGTTTAGCTAATTCAGCAGAGCCTAAATTCATTACAACATTTTGAAGCTTAGCCTGAAGCTCTCTTATGTTTTCTAATTCTTCTTCTGATAATTTTTTAGCTACTTTTGCTTTTGCAGGTTTTTTTGATTTTGCCATTGTATAAATATTTATTTAAAACAAATATATAAAAATTATTTATTCCAAGAAAATTCTGTTACAGTTTTTTTTGTTGAAAATAATTCCCCATCTACTATACTTATCATAGCTTCTAAATGTTGTTGTTTTACATTTTTTTGTACATAGCTTAATATCTGTGCTTTTGTAAATTGTTTATAATCTGTAGTAGAAAATTTATTTTTAATATCATAGTGTACAGCTATTGCACCTGTTGTAGATGCAGTTCTCTTAATAGAGTCTTTAACTATGGTACCTATAAGTTCATATACTATTTGATTTATAAGACCTTTACCATTATCTGGATGATCATAAGCATCTATAGATACTATCTCCCAAGTATACTTTACTTTAGGTTGTACATCCAATGGTTTTTTAACAACTGCTTTTTTAACAGCTGGTTTTTTTTCTACTGCTTTTTTGCTAGTAGTTTTTTTAATTACTTTTTTTTTCTTTTTCATTGTTAATTTATTTGTTGTGCATCTTTTGTATATTCTCTACCTTCTTTTGGTTCAAACAAACCAGACATATGAAACAACCCGTTTTTCTTCCATTTACCATTCCACTGTTTACCATATTTAGTCCACCTATCATGTGCTTTAGCAAACTCCCAAACTTCTATACCATTGTCTTTACCTTTAAATATTTTATCATAAGTTTTAACCCAGTACATATCAAAAGGTCCCATAGCTCTAGCCTGTAACATCAACTCTCTAGTTCTATGATCAGCTTTACCAGTAACACATATATCTATATCTGTTGTTGGCCAACCTTCTAGTATACCACCAACTACATATAACTTATGATGTAACCAGTCTAATTTTAAGAGTTCTTTTATATATTTTTTATATATAGTATCATCTAATCCATACATAAATGGAATAAAAATAAAAGAACCATTTACATTTTTTACTTCACCTTCTAAGTTATCTTCATACTCATTCCAAAAACTTTTAAAATCCATATATTATTTTATTGATTTTAATAATCCGTCTTCAAAATTAAGTGTAACCGTACCACCTTTAGAGTTTACAACTACAGTTTGACCACCTTCATAACCACTTACAGAAGCATTGCTACCAGCTGCACCTTGTGCTCCCGTAGCTCCAGTTGCTCCTTGTGGTCCAGTTGCTCCTGTAGCTCCTGTGTCACCTTTAGGTCCTTGTGCACCAGTATCACCTTTAGCTCCTTTTGAACTAGCAGCTGAAGAATCTTTTCCAAATGCAGATTTTATAAATGCATGTAATTCCTCTACGTCTTCTCTTAGGTCTTCTATTTGTTTTATTAAAAATCTATTATACTGATATAAACCATCATCATTAAATAGATCACTCATATCTGTTAAAGCAGCTAAATCACTAGCTACTTCACTAGATACAGTTATTTCACCATCACTACCTTTAACTGCCCTTTGTTTAGAGGTGCCTGATTTGAATAGTTTCTTTCCTCTTATGTTATCATTTATATTTGCCATTATATTTTTGTAAATTCTATAATTATTGATGCACTTACTCCTCTAAGATATTTACTAGTAGCACTTTTTCTATAAGCAATTTGTATTTCATCACCTTTTGAAAAAGAAAGGTTAGGATCATATTCCACTACACCACCTGATGCAACACTTATTGAGCCTGATGATTGTGTTGGTGTACCACTAGCACTTCTCCATATATCAAATATAATTGAAAAACTAGTACTTGCTGATCCACTAGTATTATTTAATCTAATTCTTTTTATAGTTCCACTTGATGGACAATCAAAATGATTATAGTATTGATTTGATGTTGTTTCATTTAAACTATTAAAAGGTATCCTTAAGCCAGAAGTTGTACTAGTGTCATCTGAAAAATTACAAAACAATATAGTTTGAGTAGTAGTACTAGATGGAAGACTGGCCCATTGTACACCATTACCATTCCCCATTGATTTTAAATATTGTCCACTTGAACCAGGATCTCCATCTACCTCTATTTGTGTACCATTTCCTAATAATAAATTAGTAGATGATTCAAAGTCTATCTCACTACCTGAAACTTGTAAGTTGCCAGTTATAACATCAGTTGTAGCATATATTTCTAATCCATTAGCACTACTATCTTGTATTATACCATTATTTTGTGTATTACTATGATAAATACGTAAATCTGAAGAAGCTCCCCAAATTGATTGTACATTATCACCGTGGTTTGTAGTACCAGTCATTGTACCACCAGCAAGTGCCAAGTAACCACTCATAGTTCCAGAAATACTACCTGTTACTGTTAAATTTCCTGTTACTTTTGCACCATCACTTTTAGTTTCAAACTTAAGAGCATTATCATAATTTAAAGTTACTGCACCATCAGGTGCAAATGTTGCCATAGTTTCTGAAGAACTTTTCATTAAAGAAAGCTCACCAGCAGAACGTATTTGCATTGCTCCTAATCTATTATCTATAATACCTTTACTACCATCATAATACATTTCCATATCACTACCGGTACCAAATAGTGCTTTTATATTATCTGGAAATATAACATCACCATCCATTGTACCACCAGTAAGCTCTAAATATCTACCGTCTAAATCTACAGTTAATGCACTAAGACCACTTCTATTTAATGTAAGAACACCAGTTCCAGTAGCAAATGATACTGAACTTAAATAGTTATTTGTTGAACTTGTACCAGCTCCAATCAAACTTCTAATCTCAGCAGCACTTATTCCACTATTTAAACTTGGAGAAGAACCATTAGATAAAATAGCTGGTGTTCCAGTGTCATTTACAACTCCTAAATTTGTTCTTGCATCAGCAGCATTTGAAGCTCCAGTACCACCATTTGCAACAGATAAGTCAGTACCATCCCAATCTGAGTTATTTATTGATAAAGATCCACCAAGAGTTAAAGTAACAGCTCCTGTTCCAGTTCCAGTTAATGTTAGTCCATTTACTGTTCCTTCACCAGATACTTCAGTTACTGTACCTGATGTTGAGCTTGTTCCAGCCCCAATTAATGAACGTACTTCTGCTGCACTAATACCTGAGTTAAGAGACGGTGTAGATCCATTTGATAATATTGCTGGTGTACCCGTGTCAGGTGCTGTATTAGTTATTGTAATTGTTCCACCACTACTTGTTGATGTCAACTCAGATTCAATACCGGTACCCTGAGCAATAGTAAATGTTTCTCCATTAGTCACAGAAGTTGACTCCGTACCATTACCTTCTTTTATTGTCCAAGAACTCATTGAGCCACCACCAGTTCCTGCACCTATTAAAGTTCTAACCTCAGCAGCTGTTATACCACTAGCTAAAGAAGGCGTAGATCCATCTGTTGTTATAGCTGGTAAAGGACCATTATAATTTAATGTAATACTTTCATCACTTGAATTTAATACTGATTGAATATTTGTACCTCCAACTATACTTACTGTTTCTCCATTACTAATAGTAAATGAAGAACCACCAACAGCATTTGATACTCCAAAACCTGTCATTGTACCACTTCCAGTACCTGCTCCTATCAAAGATCTTATTTCAGCAGCTGTAATACCTGAGCCTAAACTTGGTGTACCACTACCATTTATAATAGCTACAGAACTTGAAGTTATATAAGATGAGTCATTAGTCCACTGTGATATATTACCTGATTTGTTTGTAAATGTTTGTGTATTACTTGGAGTTGTAGTTCCTTGTGGATTACTAAATGATGTAGTTAAAGTACCACCATCTTGTTGTGTAAGCGTTAATGTTATTGTAGAAGAACCTGAATCACTGAATGCAGTAATCATGTTATCATAAGCAGAATTAGATTCTCCAGAATGACCACCTGACCAATTTACTTGACCACCTACTGTTAAAAGATTTGTTGATGTATTAAATGTTAAACCACTATCTGAAGTTAAGTTTGAAGAACTATTCCATATTGGTATTCTGGTATTAGCTCCTGAACCTGTTACATTACCAACTTGGGAATTATCTATCTTCTGCCAAGCATCTGTTGCTAAATCAGAAAATACTGCCCAATCTCCTACGGCCCAATCTGTTATGCCATCTAGGTTAGTAGATCCTGCAGTTTCCACAATATAATAATATCCTGGTGTACCTGATCCACTTGTTAATGTTGGTGAGTTTGAAGATGCATTCCAGGTTCCTTGGAATGATAAAACTCCTGTTATAGCTGTATTAATAGCTGTTTGTATTTGTGCTCCAGTTGCTAAGTTTGATGAACTACCACTTACAGCACCTGTATTAGCTGATACTGTTGGTGCTGTTGCTGTTCCTCCTACAGTAATTGTATTAGAGTTACCACTACTTACTGATGTAACACCAGAACTAGAACTTGTACCAGCACCTATCAATGATCTTACCTCTGCTGCTGAAATTCCTGAGTTTAATGAAGGTGTACTACCATTACTTAATATAGCAGGCGTACCTGTATCATTTACAACCCCCAGGTTGCTTCTTGCATCTGATGCATTGCTTGCTCCTGTTCCTCCGTTAGCAACAGCTAAATCAGTGCCTGACCAATCTCCATTATTTATTGTAAGTGTTCCACCTAAAGTTATAGTACCAACTCCTGTAATAGTTCCGCCTGTTAATGTTAAACCATTTACTGATCCTGATGTAGCAACACTGGTTACACCTGAGCTTGAACTAGTACCTGCACCAATAAGACTTCTTATTTCAGCTGCAGTTACTCCACTTGCTAAAGTTGGTGTACCACCTCCAGAAAATATTCCTGGCTCTGCAAAAGTTGTAAATCCAGGACCATTTGTTAATTGGTTTAAGTTGGTAATACCATTAGTTATAGTAACAGTAGCTCCACTTCGTGCTGTTGTAATATTAGTTCCTCCAGCTATGTCTACACTTTCTCCGTTTGAAATGTTTTCACTTCCTCCACTATCTGCCGTTAGAGTCCATGAAGACATAGAACCTGATCCTGATACAGCATTATCTACATAAGTTTTATTTGCTGCATCTGTACCGGATGATACAGTATCTATACCTTGTATTCTACCTGTTCCTTCTAAAACAATATTACCACCAAAGTTAATAGTATTATTAGCATATTTTACAGATATTGATACAATATCTAAATTATCATTATATATATTAAAGTTTTTACTTGAATCTTGTCCAACATAATAATTTCTTACATTGTCTGATTGAAAGTTTATATAGCTCCATTCTGGATTAGTACCTGTTTGATTAAGAGTAATCATAGCATCAGATGCACTACTTAATACCAATGATTGAGCTGTTACAGATGAATCAAAAGTAGTTGCTGTTGATGACATAGTCATCTCATTTGTACTACCTATTTTTATTAAAAATTGATCACTAGTATCCATTAGTAATCTAGCATAATTATTTGCTTGATTATAAAAATATATACTAGGTGATGATCCACTATTATCATCCATCACTAGGTCACCAGTCATTGTATCACCTGCTACTTCTACATATCTACCATCAAGATCTACTGTAAGAGAAGACAGACCATTTCTTGCTGCAGTAAGTATACCATTGCTTGTATTAAAACTTAAACTAGTTAAATAGTGATTATCATTATCATTAGCTGAGTTTAAAGTTATAGTATCACCACTTGTAGTAATAGTCATACCACCAGCTGCAACCAATGTTAATGTATCATTATTAGAATCAGCTACTACAGTACTTTGTCCACTAACTGCAAAATTCTTAAATATATTTTGACTTGATCCTTTATCTGTATTAGTTAAAGTAATTGTACCATTACTTGTTATAGGAGATCCACTAACACCTATACCACCCCCATTAGAAATTGCAATGCTAGTAACAGATCCACTTCCTGTTCCCGCACCTATATCTGATCTTATTTGTGATTTAGTTCTATATTTAAGATTACCTCCGTCCCAAACCAGTATACCTGTATAAGAAGAATTATCATTAGATATAGAAGACACACTTAAAGTACCTGTTACTGACTGATTATTTAAGAAGTTTATTGCCATCTAATTTATTTTTAATCAAAAATACAAAATAAAAACATAATATGAAAGAGTGGTAATTAAGCCACCCTTTCATAAATTATATTGTTATCTTATTTTTTGGACAAGAACTCTTAACGTGTTAGCTGTAGTAGTTCCTGAAGTAGTAATTGTTACTTGAGTTGTAGAATTTCTTTCAACTCCACAAAATACAGTATTCCCAGAACTCTTCTCATATACTTGAACAACCACATCTAAAGTACCTAAACTATGTGTTATAGCCTGAGATGCTGAATCACTTGATGGCCAATCTACTGCATAACTTTGAGCATCTACATGAGACTTTAAAGTAGCTGGAGTTACATATCTAAATGAATCAGTACCTGCATCAACTTCAGCTTGTGTTGCAATTTCAGTTACACCACGTGCCCCTGTTGTTGAATCAGGTAATGTTCTTGTAGAGTGTGATTGAATAACACCATCAGTCATATTTAACTGATCTATTACAATAACACCTGAAGTATTAATATCTGAGTCAGTACCAATAATGTAATTAGGAGTATTTGCTAACATAGCATTTGATATACCACCTGATTTAATTGTAACAAATCCATTTGCTGTTGCTGAGAAAGAAGCACTACTAAATCCAGCAACACCTTTTTCTGTTGCTCCATCTGTTGCACCTGTACCTGCAATGTTTTGATCTTGAATAACAATACTATAAGCTGTTGCAGCTGGATTAGAACTTGCACTAATATTTGAATTAGCGTAAATCATATCTCCTACCTCAACTGCTACACTACTACCATTAAAAGCTATAGTACCATCTGTTGTAACAACAAAGAAGTCACCTGTAGTAAGAGCAGTGTTACTTGCACCTGCTATTGCTGGTGAGTTTGTACTTGCGTTATATCCTCCTTGGAATACACCTACTCCAGCTACTAATGATTGTACCTGTCCTAAGTTTACACCATCAGAAGATGCTGTACCATTTGCAACACCCGTTAGTTTATTAGAACCAAATGCAACATCTGCCTCAGCAGCACCCCATTGATTAAGGTGTACATTTTGATATAATATCTTTTCATTAGCCGTTCCATCTACACCTACTAAGAAATCAGCAGCAGGATCAATAGTTGTAACTGTAGTCAATTCACTTAAGTCAAGTGTAATACCAATATTACCACTACTTGTAATAGGTGAATTACTTACATCTAATCCTGTGCCTGGAGTTATACCTATACTTGTCACACCATCTACTGGTAAAGTAGCAAGTGTTAAGTTACCTAAAATTACTTGTGAAGCAGAACCTGCACCAGCAATGTTTATGTTACCATTGGATGTAAGTGGACTATTAGTAATTGTAAGTGCACTACCTGTTTCTGTAATACCAACACTTGTAAGTCCTGTATTTGTATCTGCAGCCCATTCTACAATTCCACCTGAAGATACTTTTAATACTTGTCCTGCTGAACCTATACCTAATTTAGCTAATGTTGATGCACCAGAAGCATATAGTATATCTCCCGTTGTATAACTTGAAAGTCCTGTACCACCATTATCTACATCTAATGTACCTGACATTGTCATTGTACCACTAGAAGTAATTGGAGAGTTACTGAAAGACATTCCTGTTGAACCACCACTTACACCTACTGAAGTTACAGAACCAGCAGCTGCATTAATATATGTTTTTAATTGAGATAAGTTTGCATATTTAGCATTAGTATCAGTTGCATCAGAGAATAAGAAGTCATCTGCATCAGCTAAAGTTATAGATGTTCCATCACTTGCAGCTAATACCACGTTATCACTTCCTGCATAATCTACTGCTAAAGTTCCACTAGTAGTTATTGTACCACCAGTTAAACCTGCACCTGTAGCTACTGAAAGTACTGTACCATCTGCACCAAATCCAGGGAAGTTAGATAATAATGATTTTTTAATTGTATTATCACCAGCATCAGAAAACCATAATGTATCTGCACCAACAGGTGTTGCAGCTGTAGCAGATAAGATTGCATTGTCAGTTCCTGCATAGTCAATGTTAACTGTTGGAGTAACTGTTGCTGATCCACTAATTGTAATACCAGTACCACCTGATACGGAAGTTACAGTACCAGCTGCTGAGTCAGTTCCTGTAACTGTAAGTGTATTACCACTTCTTGTTACTCCTACTGTACCAGCACCAACAATTAATACATCATCATTAGTTCCATCTGATCCTGCTAATCTAATACCAGCTGATCCATTTGATGATCCAACACCTGATAAATCATATGTTGTGTTTGCCTCTGTCCCTGATTGAATAGCTACCCATGCACCATTGGCACGCAAAAATAGTTTATGCACACCAGTGTCATAGTAAATTTGCCCATTACCATATACGGTTGGAGAAGATCCCACGGGTTGTACAACTGCATTTTGCAACTGACTTCCATGTAAATCTATATTTTGTAAATATTTTATACTTGCCATGATTACTTATTTATTTGTTATTTATTATTTGTTTTAATTAATTTAAATACGCACAACCAGAAAATGCTGAATTGAACGTTAATACTATTATATTAGAGTTGGTATATGCTACACTTCCAACTACTACACTGTTACCACTATCTACTACCGTAACTGAAGGAAAATCTCCAAGATTATGAGTAATAGTCCATTGAGCTAAAGGAGAATCTTGACAGAAAGTATAAGTACCTGTATCTGCAATTATCTCAGCTAAATCAATTATAGTACATACATTAGATGGAGTTGCAGGACAACTGTAACTTGCTTCTTCATTAGTTTTAGCTAATGGTTCAACAAAAGTTCCTTCTATACCTGTTGCTACAACAACTGCTGTTGATGCACTATTTTGCCAATCACATAACCACTTATTATTAGATGCGGTTCTAAAATCTTTATAACAACAACTTTCTATACCAAACTTTACATTTTTAAAATTAGCATAAGCTTGATTTGCAAAATTTTGTTCAGTCTGAATTCTTTTTAAAAGAGATAACTCTTTTTCTTGTGCAGAATTACTTGACTTAACTATTGTTGATGTTGCCATATTATTTATCTCTTAAATCACGTATTTGCTGTCTAGCTAATTCCAATGCAAGATCTCTTGATGTATCTACATTTTTAGAAGTTCTTTCAAGATTAGTCTTACAATCTCTACATACTAAAACTCCATTATGATAAGCTTTTTGACAGCCACACGTAAATTGTTTATTACATTGTGTACAATTTGCCATTTGTCTGGTTTTATATTACATTAAATATTTACTACTTGATCCACAGTTACCTGATGGACATAAAATTTTATTTAATCTTTGTTTAGCGTAATTATATAGTTGCATTCCTTGTGCAGAAGATTGACAATATTCTACATTTGAATTACTCTTAAGTGATTATATTCTACATATACTTTAGAGTTTGGTGATACACTATATTTTATAATATATATACCATCAGGAATGTTTTGTTGAACTGTTCCACATTCAGTTTTTTGTAAAGCTAATGTGCATGCTGTCAAACACATATCAAAATCTTTGTCAACTTTAATCAGCACTGGAACTGTGTAGCCCGGTAAAGTAATTAATAATTCTTCACAATCTACTGCTAATTCTTTGGAGTATTGACTAGTATCTTTTATACATAATAAGTCACAATTAGATACAGTAGGAATCTCCAAGCTTAATATATGTTTGTTTGCCATTTTCTATTACTTTATTACACTATATAGATAATATACAAAAAAAACAAGAATATATAAAATAAAAAGAGCAGGAGTTTGAACCCCTGCTCTAATTAAATTAAAAAGATTTAACTTTTTACAATGTGTAAGTATCTACTACTAATGCATTACTAGCAGTTGCAGCCCAGTTTACTAAACCAGTCATTAAATTACCCATTGCAACTTCTAAACCAGCAATAGAAGGATCAATATAAATTTTATATACATATTGATCATTATCAAATACACCTGATGGATTATTATATCTAGGCACTGAGTGTCTTACATAATAAGCAACATATGTTTTTGATCTATCTACAGCAGCAAGAATTTCATCAGACATTTCAATCTCTCTGATTCTAGCACTGTCAGCATTTCCTTGGTTATAAGGACTTTGACGGTATCTTTCAGACATGATTAAATCTCTAACTACTCTTTCACCTTGAGTTTGTTCCATTGATCCAGCTGTTCTTGAAGCAACACCACAATCATTACATGGATTACCAGTCTCATCTAATTCAGATAAGATAATTTCTACTGGCTCAGCATTATAATGATCTCTAGTATCAAATGAACAGTTACCAAATACTGTATCTACATAAGCTCCTTTTACTGTTAATTTAGCAGAAACTTTAGGTCCTGCAGCAGCATTAGGAGTTAATGATGCAGTATAATTACCTGCAGCAGCAACACCAGCAGCTTGAGCTACTGTATATACACTAGTAGTTGCTACACCAGCAGCAGTTGTTGAAGTTACAACAACACCACCAACAGATAAACCAGCACCACCTGCAGCAACAGTTAATTTACCGTTAGATCCAGCACCTCTATTAATAGTGATAACATCACCAACTTGGTATCCAGCACCAGCTTGTGCAACAGTATATCCGTTTGCAGCAATAGGTCCAGTACCACCACCACCTGTAATAGCAGTAATTACAAATACAGCATTCTCAAAACCTGGACGGCTTGAAGCTGTAATAGCAGAACCATTAGCATCAACAGCAGTTGATGGTAATTGAGTTGCCGCTACAGCATATCCTGTACCTGCAGTTAATGTTAAACCAGCCCCTTTTACAAGACCATCAACATCACCTTCAGCAACAAATGGAGTAATTAATGGGTTACCAGCTTGATAATTTACATCATCTTTAGCTAAACCATTCCCTATAGCTTGCTCAGCCATTCTAGCTAAGATTAAAGCAGGGTCAATAAATTCTTGTCCATCTACACAACATACATTTGATGAGTCAGCAATTGCATATGCATTATGATTTAAAAATCTTAATGCAGGTGAACCTTTAACATCAATTCTCATAAATTGTGTTTTTCCACAAGGAGCACAATCAGAAGCTAATGATAAGCTTGCTGTAGCATTAGATGCAGTAGTTGTGTCTTGTTTCCATAATCCAGTAATAAATCTTGGGTTAATACCTTTTGATTTTACTGATTCTTTGTAACCCCCATGTCCTGGGTTGTTACCAATTGTGTCTTTAGTGTAGTATGAACCTTGTACAATGTACGCTAGATTCCCAGTTCCAATAACTCCTGCTGGAAGAGCTACTGTTTCCCAGTTACTATCACTTACCAACCCAATCTGTCCTGCCGTTAAAGCAGAGGTAGCTGTGCCACCAGCAGCGTCTACTGACGTTGCTACAAACGTTTTATTAAACGCATGATTAAAATAAGCCATAATTTCAAATTTTGTGTGGAGACCATTACCCCCACTGGTTATAAATAAATGATTTAAACAGTTTACTCTGCTCGTAACATCAGTGTTACTATAATAATATACAAAAATTAATTGATATATTAATTATTTCTTTCTGCTGCTGACTGCCCTCTTTGTTGTTGATATATGTTTTCTATATCACCAGCAATTATTGCTGCAGCATCATCTAACATAACTTCTACCAAGTCATCTTTAAATTCACAGTTTACATTTACTGTACTTACATCTCCTGTATATGGATTCACACATCCTTCTACTTGTATTAATACTGGTTTTTCATAGTAAGTCAATACAGGATTTACAATATTAAAATTAGAATTTCTATATATTCTAATTGTATTACCTAACATAGTACAAAAAGTTTCACCCCATTCAAAATCAGGATTCTTTAATGGATCTCTTAATAATAACGGAACATTAGCTTCTTCTGCTAAATAAACTGTCATTGATCTTGGGGTTGTACAACATTCATCTGTTGCATCTGTTGAAACTCTTTTAAATTCTAAGTATGTATCTGTTGGAAAATTATTAGATTCAAAATATGTATCTGTTACTGTTCCAGTTAAAGATAACTCTCTTAATAATGGTTGTAAATCATCTATTCTTTTTTTAGATAACTCATCACCCTCTTTATACATGTTGCCACCGTGTAGATTTCTTCTACACCACTCTATCTGTGCTTTATTAAATGCTTCAGTAAATTGCCAACATTGAATATTATCATAGTCTTGACTATCTAATTTATTTAGTCTTTCTTTGAGTTTAATTAAAAGGGTGCTATTCTCCATTATTTATTATTTATTATGCATTCCAATAAGGTTCTACTTTTGCTAATAATGATAAAAGTAGTTCTTCATTATCTGGACTCTTTAAAAATTCTAAACACTCTGCTGGTCTTTTACCTAATCTAACACCACTATCTAATGGTTCTATCCAACCGCTAGCTTTAGTTGTTAAAAATCTGTAATACAATGCATCTTTAATTAATGCACGTAATTTTAGTTCTTCCATATCCATTTGAGATACTTCTAAGAACTGACTAGCAGCACGTTTTTTATTACTTTCTGCTCCTTCACCATTAATGTACATATCCATATTTTCATATAATATATCATTTGGTATACTCTTCACATATTGTACACTATCAACATCCACTATTTTTGCAACATATCTTAATTTAGTAGTATTACTATCAAATAAATTTTGCAAGTTTACTAATGATCTATTTCTAAGTTTAGATAGCTCTGTTCTAGTACTCATAGTTTCTTCAACAGTATCTAAATAAAACTTAGGACTTGGAGTAGCTGCTTTTGCCTCTTTCAGAGATTTAGCTACTATAGAAAATCCTCCTGCTAATATTGCATATAATTTTATTTTGTCATATGGATCAGTTTCCGGATCTAAAAACACTGGATCATTTCCACATCTAAGTTGAATTTTATCCCAAAACTTAGAGTTATCAGGTTTCATAACTGTCAACTTATTCCAAAATTCTTTATCTTCTGGATCAACTACATTAGCAGCTAATTCTGCTTCTAGCTCAGAAACAACTTTTCTTATCTCAGCTACCTTTGCTTTCCTTTGAGCTGGTTTTAACATTTTAACTTCAGGTGCAAATTCATTCAACCCTGTTACATATCTTTTAACCCCATTCATTTCTAAACAAGCCAAGCTTTCTTGATGAAACACTCCATCATGTAAAGCTAAACCATATTGTTCTAATCCCATGTTTTCTTTAGTAGGATTAAAATAAGGGCGTATAGCTACTGTGCTATTCTTTTTTGTTTGTTGATATTTTTCAACAATAGTGTAATCTTCCATTTTTTGGTTTTTTTTAAAAATTAATAATTGTTATTCACGTCAAAAGTACATAATTATGTACATTTTTATTATTACTAATATTTCTAAAGCAAGGTATTACCCTTGCTATAGTTATTTGACTTCTAGCTTACAACTATTTTTAAATCTCCTGATGAGTGATATAAGTCCCCCACAGCTAATCCGGCAGCAACTGCTGCAGCATTATTTGCATGGTCTCTTAATAAAATATCTTTACCAACTGCTTTTGATGCAATTATTTTAGAAACACTCAAATTAGTAAATTCTGTTGTCTTATTTGCTAACTTAACATCTACTCCCATGATTATATATTTTAAAGGTTAAAAATAAAAAGGGAGGAGGTATTACCCACCTCCCCTTTAATTATAGTTCTAGAATGATCCTCCTGTTACAGGGTTTCTCATTACAATTTTAAGAACTTTAGTTGGATCCTTAACCCATATAGCTGGCATGGTTTGAGTCATATATACTCTATACCCATTGAACTGTCCTGTAGAAGCAAATCCTTGAGTTCTTCCCATGTAGTCCATAGTACCATTTTGGTAGAACCACTTAAGTTGATTATCCCAAGAAAGTTTTAACAAGTGAATGTTATCATTTCCTTCATCAGTTACGTCAAAGATGATAAAACTAAATGAACTTAATGGTCTTCCATCAATTAATGGATTCTCAATATCATTAGTATTTAGATTATCAAATGCTGGATTTAATACAAATTTTACATTAGCTAAGAAAGGAATAGTAAAGCTTGTGTAAGCAAAACCATAATCTAAGTCCATTCCTGAACCAGATACTGCTCCAATCTCAGAAGCGTTTTGTACTAGACCTGAACCATACACTTCATCAGCAATTGCTTTGTTGATAAGTTGCATACCACCAATACCTGTTTGTACAACAAGTGATCTTTGTGGGTCTGGCCCTTTAAATTCTACTTTACCTTGATAGAAGTTGTAAAGTTCAGATTTAAACATGTCAAGTGTAAATGATGACTTGTTATAAACTCTCTTAAATGAGTTATCTAACTGTGACCATAAACCAACAGATAATCTAATATCATCCGGTCCATCTTGTTTAATTCTACCACCTTTACCCCACATTAGGTAAGTTTCAATATCCGTTGCAATTTTAGATAAGTGAGCTGCTTCCATATTTGTAATGAAAGTTCTTGTTAGAGTTCCATTCTCAAATGCTTCTCTAGCACCTGCTTTACCCATAGTTGCTACTAACCCTTCAATACTTGGTACTGATGGATTGTTTGGATCATTATCAAAATTTCTCCATATTTCAGTTACAGGTACTGTACCATCAGCGTTTAATCCACCTTTGATCATTAAGTCTGCTCTTGAAGAAATTGAATAGTGTACGTGAGCTTCAGCTCCTCCTACATAATTGTAGAATTCACGGAAACCAGAACCTGTCTCAATATCAGAGAATCTTTCTCCATACTCACCTCTAGCAGAACCTTTTCTAAAGTACTTAGTTCCTTTTGCTAAATATTTGTTATCTAAGAAAGCTGTGTTATTATTGTTAACTAATTGAACAGTGTAAATGAATCCATCACCTGCAGGAATAATATCAGCTGCTGTAATGTATAATTCAAGACCATTATACTTATCATAAGTAATAATGTCACCATGTCCAAAAGTCCTCTTGTTGATTTTTATCTGAAACGTAGTTCCATCCACACCCTTACTTGCATTAGCAGAATCTAAGTCTACTACAATGTAAGGTAAATCTTGTGCAATAGGAGTTTGCCATTTGTACTCACCACGTGCATTATCCACCATGATTGTATTCTTTCCACCAAATGAAGCCATCTGATATAAAGGCATTTCCACTTTTTGTGTCATTGCCCATAAATCAATAGGTCCCATATCCATTGGCTCAGGATTACCAAGCATTTGGGTAAGGTGATAAGAATCAACATGTGAACTAGCTTTGTAGCTTGTATCTCTTAGGAAAATCCCATTATTTAATACTGGAGTTGCCATAATTGTTCTTGTTTTTAAATTTAGTTAATAATTGATTATATTTAATTTTCGTAATTAAATGCGTTTAAATATGTTGTTTGCTCTTGGTAGTTTTCTTTTGGTAGATTTTTTACTTGAATCATTAGCTTTTTGTACTCCTAGAGAATTACCTCCTGTATTAGCTTGTTCAGTCTTTAATTTTCTTACCGTTTTTTCTACATTTTTTTGAGCACCCTTATCCATTATCTTTGCTTTGTAACCTTCTGGATCTTGTAAGAGCCATAAAGCTTCTGATATCAATGAATAATTAGGTTCAACAAATTGATATTTTTCTAATAAATGTCCTAGCAAGTTTGTGTTTTTACCACTAACTGATGGATATGATGGTGACACTAATCCATTGTATAACATTGCTTGGGTCTTTTTATCTACTTTGATATCTCCTAACTTACCTTCTTTAAGAGTATCATATACACTTTTCATATATGTTTTAGATGCTTGTTCTTGTTGTTTCTTTTTTAACTCTTGTTCTCTAAGTTTTTGAGCAACAACTTTTTCTTTCATCTTATCTAATTTAGGTTTAAACTTTGAAGCTTGTTGTTCTAGCTTACCTAAATCTTTCCATATTTCTATTTCTTCTTGAATCTCTTCTGCATTACCATATCCAGTAGCTTGAAGATATTCACTTATAATTTTTTCTTGATCAGTCTCTACTTTAATATTTAGATCTTTTGTTTGCTCAACTTGACCTAATGTAGTAAACAAACCTTTCAAGTCTTTACCACCATCAGCTACATACTTTGCAGCTATTTGTAATTCTTGTGGTAAACTCTGAAAAAATTGTTTTGGAGTTTCACTTCTAACTTGTCTAGCTTTTTCATCTAGGTTAGCTTGTATTAACTCTTCCCAATCTTTTGCACTATATTCTTCTAAACTTTTATCATCATCAAAAGGTACAATCTTATCATCTTTAATAAGTTTTTCAAATACATCACTTATACCAGATATTTTCTTTCTACCTCTTGTTTCTTTCTTTTCATCTTCTTCAGTTACTTCATCTAATGAATCAATAACTTCATCAATGTTTACTTCTTCTTTTTTGGTTTCTTCTACTTCTACTTCTGTTTTATCTTCAGGAGTATCTGTTACCTCTGTCTTTTCTTCTACCTTAGCATTTAGATCATCTTTATCATCTACATCTGGGTCAGCAAAAGACATATCTGCCTTTTTATTTATGCCTGAAAAAATATTTTTAGGCTTAGCATTATCATCTTGAATCATATCAGCACCACTTGGAGCAGCATTGAATATTTCATCTAAGTTAACGTCTACTTTTTCAACGTTACTTTTAACCGTTGGGGTTTGTGTTTCACTCATAATATTTGTTGGTTTTTAATATTAAACTTCTTACATTAATAATATAACAAATGTTTATCAATATAAACTTATAATATTTGTAAAATTTTAAACTTTTTTAGCAGTATATAGCTAACGCCTATTTTTTATCTTTAGGTTTTTGAGAATCATACTTATTCTTGTTCTCTTTGGCAATTTGAAGTTTAGTGTCAGCTATTTCTTTTTGAGCATTAATTTTTTCTCTTTCTACTTGTAGTCTATTAGTCTCCATAGTAGCTTTGGTAGTATTTTGCTCACGCTTCATGTCCATTTGTTCTCTATACTGAGTAGACTCTCTAATACCCTTCATAACATCTTGATAATCAGACTGCTGATTTTGATTTAAATCAACCATAGATCCATATCCAGCAGATCTTATTTCTGCTAATAATACATCATTCTTTCTGTCCTTCTCTTTTTCTGCCATTTCTACTTGAAGTTTTTGTTGCTCTTCTTGTGCCTTAGCTTGTAGTTGTTGCTCTTGCATCTGACGTTGTTGTTGCATTTCTTGCTGTCTTTGTGCTTGAATTCTTGTTTCAGAATCTTTAAGGATATCTGATACTTCTGCAATAGAGTCAGCTTTAACAATATTACCTAGTTCATAAATACTTGCACCAGTAGTATTATTTGTAAGAGCCATTTGTTTAAGATTTTCTAATATAGCTCTATGATTAGTTTTAGTAGTTGCAAATACATTAAAATCTCTAAGTAATAGATCAGTACCATTAATAGTAAAATTAACCTTCTCAGCTTCTGTGGATATGTATTGCAGTCTTATACTTGGATTATTACTGTAATAAAATTGAGCTAAGTCAGTTCTCATCTGATGTACTCTTGGCATTAAATGATCTGAATGCTGAACAAAGTACATTTCTGTTTGTGCATAAGACTGTTGCATAGCTTGAACTACACCTGTAGCTGTTTGAGCTGATACAGCACCACCTAAACGTTGTGGATTAATTCCTATAGCATCAAAACATTGTTGTTTAAAATAATTAGCAAGTTGAATTCTAGACATTAATCTATTAGTCTGCTCCATATTAAGAGTTTGATAATGATTAAAGTTAGTAGCATTCTCAGTATTAGTAATTGAAGTATCTAAAGGTAACATTTGAAAATCTTTCATTGCTACCCATGCTTTAGCATAATTATTTTTACCCCAGTCTTCTCCCATTGAGTGACGTGGTAAAGCATTTTGATCAAACATTATTACTGTTCCTAATTCATCTATTAGAATGTCTGCAATTTGGTTATTAACCATATTGTATCCAACTTGATAAGCTTTCATCAAATCAACCAAAGAAGTTGATCTAGTATTTCTATCAGAAAATACTCTACCTTCTACAGGAAGTTTACATCCATAAAGTGTATTATTTCCTTTAAATTGAAATGGTAATCTACCAGGTTTAGTTCTATTAATGCCTATATAAATTGGATTAATATTATCACCCATAGTAGATCTCCACATAGCAGGTAAATTTGGACCTATCTTAACACCACCCCATACTTCATTAATCCATATCCAATCAATATGTTCTCCTGCTAATAAATTTTCTTTTGTTTTTTGTTTAAAAATAGAAGTATCATACATTGCCTTTTTAGTAATCTTAAAGGTTTCATCAACTATTTCTTGCGTTACTTCACCATCATCTTCAATCTTAGTAAGATGTCCAACTCTTCTTTGTGTCTTCCAATATATAGTAGCTACTCTTAGTAGGTTACCTTCTCCCCACATAGAAACATCTTCATTTTCATCAAGGATTTGACTTAGTATATCACCACCTCTAGCAGGATCATTCCAATAGTTACTAGTAAATTGTCTATAAGCTAAACCAGGCATGTTTGTATTCCATTCATGAGATCTAGTAGGATCATAATATGCTCCATCATTTTGGTATCCATTTACCTGATATTGTGCTGATCTTGCAGGATATATTTTTTGTAATGACTTAAGTTGTTTTTCATCCATTAAATATCCATATCTATCTACTGCATCTGAAACCGTCATTAAATCTACCTTACCTACATAGTTTGAATCTGCTATGTATCTTTGATCTGGTGACTTTTGATAGAAGGTTAATACAGGATTCCATAGCTCTACATCATAGTCATCTTCTAACATACGGAAATGCCAGAATTCTCTATCTGCTATAAGCATATCTCTAAATCCTCTTTCTTCTAGTTCTTGCATTCTGAATCTTTCTTCATCTACTGCAAGTTGGTGTGATGCCCACTCCTCTACCATACTCCTATATGACTTACTAAAGAAGTCTTCTATTTCTGGTAATGATTTTATATTTTGAGGAGATAATTGTTGTTGTGCTTCTTCTGATGATGGATCCATACCCATTTCAATCATCTTTAAAACTAACTGAGATTCTGCTTCTGCTAAAAGTGATTCTTCAATTTGCATTCTTTTTTGTTCTAACATCTCATTATAAGATGCATCATCAACAGCTCTAAATTGTACTTTAGAATATCTTTTTGCAAACTCTCCTGTAAGTACGTTAATAACATTAGGTACAATAGGATAAAACTTTAACTCTAATGCAGAATCATTTTCTTTAGTTAATACATCCATTAAATCTTTGTAGTCATTATCTGGCTCTACAATATAATCAGACTTATCTATAATACCTTTAGCAAGTTTATAATTCTTTAATAGTCTTCTAGAATTAACACGTAAAAATTCAATACCTTGCAACTCTAACCAATCTAAGTTCCACGCTGCCCAGTCATCTGTTTTTTTGGAATATGGTAAAAATTGAATAGGCTGTGTTAAGCTGGAAAATGTATCTCCACTTTCTGCTTTTGCACCATTCTTAAGTTGCATTGCATTTAATACTCTCATCTATTTATAATTTTTAAAGCCAGATCTTCTAATTGACCCTTTTCTACGGCCAAGATTTTTGAACGGACTATACTTTAATTTACTTATTTTTTCTGAGTTTACCAAGGAATTATCCTCTGATTCACGTCTTTTGGAATATCCTCTATTTGATTGTTGTATTTTGACAAATGCAATTAATGCACCAAAAGTCACCAATCTATCTACGTTTAATCCAGGATGATAAGCTAACATTTCTTTTAATAACATTTGATCAGGAATCCTTTCTACACCTAAAACCTGTGTTGTTACAGCACCAGTCACATCAGTCTCTTCATCAATTACTTCTCTTAAAAATTCTATTGCATATGATATTAAATGACTTTTAAATAATGTTCCCGTATTTTTCCAACCATATTCTTGATACACTGTTCTGTTTGAACCTAAATCTTTTAGAAATAATATTTGTTGTTTAGGCACTAAATACTTTTGCTTTTTTCTAGCAATCATATGCTGAATAAATAATGATATGTTATTTTCAACAATAGTCCATGCATTATACCACTCTATTAATAGTTCTAATCTTTCATGAGTTTTATTTATATCATCAAATCTACCACACCAAGCTGCTACTATTTTATCTCTTTCTATGAATTGTTCTACATCACCAGCTTCATTAGTTCTTGTAACTTCTGTTGCATTCTTATAAATATAGATACTACATAAAGAATCAGATGTTGTTGTTTTACCTTCTGACACAGGGTCAATAGAACCATAGTATGCACCAAATTGAGGATTAGGTACAGGTCTTTCCCATACAACTATAGATCCAGTTTTATCTTGTTGTTTTTTATCTACTGGAAAAGAACTGATGGGTAATTTATTTGTTCTTTTAGCTATAATGCCTGACTGATCTCTATCTAAATCAATCAACTCATAAGGATATTTTTTTTCTTCTATGCTTTTTAATTGTTTAGTTATTATACCTTGAGGAAAAATTGATTCTTTTCTATATGCAAAAGCTTCAGCAATATTTAAAGGTTTCTGAGATATTCTTAATTGAAATTGTTCTCCACTTAATTCATTCTTCCATCTTGCTCTTTCTAGGTGAATTGCTTCAATAGCTTCTTCAATAAGACTATTGCCATATTTATCAATATAAGGGGGCATAGACCACTGTTCAGGAATAAATAGTCCTGCCATACCAATAGTACCATCAGCGTCCAGTAAATTAGTTTCTACTGCATATATATCATTTGCTCCTGGTTGAAGAATCATTTCCTTTAATGGATTACATTGTTCTAAATCACCCACTGATCCTGCTGCAATAAACATTCCTGTAGTTACCATACCAGATGACATTGCAGGACGTAAATATTCATATGTCTGCATCATGTTTTTAGCAATACCAGCTTCCTCATGAAAAAAGTAAGTACAAGGTCCACCAACACCTGTTGTTGCATTCTTTTCAAAAGATGCACCTTGTATTTTAGATTTAAGTCCTCTAGATGTTTTTCTATTATTAACCTTGACTTCAATCTGCTGTTGCCATAATAATACTTTTTCTGGATTACTTGGTCTATACCAAGCAGTATGCTCATTTAAAAATGTTTTGTATTCTTCTAAAAACTTCCAAGATCCCTTGTCATTAATATAATCTTTTAGTGAAGCTCCTATTTTACAAATAGATCCTTCTTCAAACCAATACTGGTTTATAATTTTACCCATATGGAAGTATGAAGATGCTATCTGTCTTTTTTTAAGTATAGCTGAGTGTTGATTATTTAGCTCTGCTAATAACTCATATAAAGCCATATGATATTGTGCATCCCGCACTTTAGCAAATCCGTAATGTTTTTCTTCTTTATCAAATATTGGTAAGAAGTTTAACCACATGTAATAATCTCTAGTTAAATACCATACATGTTCATCATGTTTAAATATTACACCAGTCCTACATTTATTTTTTTGATCTTCCCAATATGAAGTAAAATCTTTTGATCTAAAAGGTTTATTACAATAAAAACCTTGTTCATTAAATATTCTAGCTTGTTCATTAAAAAGTAAAGCTGTTTCATTAAACTTATATTCTCCTGGTTCTTTAAACAAATTAAATATAAATTCTTGAAAAGCCTCTTCAGTAGAAAATTCTGTAGTAGACCATTGTCCTGCTTCATATGTAGGTATGATTCTACTCATATCTAATTATTGCAAAAACATCACCCTGATTTAGCAATAAATGTTCTACACCCTCATGCTCCATTTTAGTTGGCATAGCATGATCAGCATATTGTACTTCATCTCCTATTTTTATTTCTTCTACCTCAGCACCTATTCCAACAACAGTTCCTTTAAATTCTTTTTTTTGAGCTACCTCTGGAATAATAATTCCTGAAGCTGTTTTAGTTATTGATGCTTTGCGTTTAATTAAGATTCTTTTACCTACTGGTATTACAACTTGTTTCATATTATTTTATTATTGGTTTATAATTGGTCATAAGCTAATCCTGCACCACCACGTACAGAGCTTTCTTGTTCCTGTCTCATATCTGTATATGCACCTTTGTATGACTGTCTTATCTGCTCAAACTTAGCAGCAGCGTTAATCATAGAGTTCATATTACCGTCTCTACCATGCTCTATAGGAGTTACCTCCATATATTTAGCCAATCTATCTAACATAGCTTTAATACCTACATATGCTCTGTAAGTTGGTGTTTCATACATTGTTTTACACATATCTAATGCATACCTAATTTTACTATCTTCTGGTGATTCTTCTAACTGTATCTCCTCTATTATAATATCTTCTTTTTCATGTTCAGGTAAATTAAAAAAAGGATTTAAATCAGGATTTGGACAAGTCATATAAAACAAATATTGATAAACTTGCATATGTGTATCTGGATATTCATCCATTATTTTTTTAAGAAATGGTAAAGTGTAACAATGCTCTGTTATAACTACCTTACTGTTTTGTATATCAAATAATTTTACTATCATGAGTCAGAACATAAATCATTACAGTCAATTCCATCTAATATTGTTTTTATAGAAGCATATGACTCTGTTACATATATTGGTAATGCAACACCACTTATAATAAGAACTCTACATTCATTTGAAAATTCATTTAGTTGATTATCAAAAAATTTCCCTACACTTAGTATTTTAGTAACATCAATATATATATCAGCTGTTCTATTATATGACATTGGTAGTAGTTTATTATTAGCATCTCTTGCAGGTAACTCATTTTCCATTTGCATATATGGATATACTTGTGTAAATGTTCTAAAGTCTGGAGTAAATATTGGAATTTTAGCCATAGTTTTTAATTTTTAGAATTATCTTTTAACCACATTACAATAGATCTTACTTCATCTTTTAAATATGGTAGTTCATACATTTTTATATTTTCTAATACTGGTTCACCATCAACATGTTCATTAATTGGATAACCATTAGTATCTTCACCAATCTGCTTAAATTTGACATGCTGTATTGTTAGCTTACCAATCTTAAGTTTAGGGTTGTGCTTTTTAATAATATACGCATAAATACTGAGTTGTAAGTTATAATGATTTAAATTACAATCATCTAAATGATTTACAGGCCTATACATTTTATTAGTTATTCCTTCCCAATTAGTAAAACCTTTAGTTTTAATTTCTTTATTTGTCTTATAATCAGTTATATTTATGTAACCATTTACTACTTCAACTAAATCTGCTTGTCCACATAAACCCAATGATTTTAAATAAACTAAATGTTCAGGATATACACCTTCTTCTAGTTTTTGTACTGGTGCTAATTTTATTCCATCATCATCCACTAATGGTTTAATAATTGGAACCTCAACACCATGTCTACCAATAGTCTTAAGATCTAACATATCAGTTTCTCTTTGGTTATGATACCAATTACCTAATTTAATTGCTCTTTCAGTTTCCCCATCCCATGCAGAAATAATTTCTTTGGGTGTCATCCCATACCATTTAGATCTTTTATTCTTAGATGATTTAACTGCCTGACCATCTCTATCAAACTTAGGTTTAAATTTAGCAATAAATGAGGTAACACTTAACCAATTAATTTTATCTTGATCTATGCTTTCATATACATGACCTTCTTCTTTAAATCTTATTGCCATGACATTCAGTTGTTAAATTATAAGTATCTGTTGTACACCATATTACAACTAAATTAGCTGAAACATCTGTATCACTGTTTATTAAATTATTCATCTTTTAAATTTTTATTTACTTGACTCATTACTTGTTCTTCTTGTTCTTCTGTAGCTACTGCATCCCAATATGCCTTTGGACAATCAGATGATAATGATCTAACTTTAAATGCTAAACTACAACCACAATCTGAACAACAAGGTTGAGTCCCTGGGGCCATACAATTGTCCCCTCTTGCATCAAATAATGAGCAAGCAATACATATTTTAAATCTTTCTTGAGCTATAGCTTCTACATGTTCTTTCTTAAAGATATTATTCTTAATACCTTCTGCAATCTTGTCTGCATTTTTAAAAACATCTAAATATTTACTCCAACTCTTTATTGGCATCTTTAAAATTTTTTTTCTTTATTATATCTTTTTCTAATTGTTCTAACGCCTTTTCCATTATGTTTATATTAAACAAAATATTTTCACTCTGTGCAAAACCTTTATAAGTTCTTTTCTTAAGATTACCTAATATACTTTTATTTTTCTTAATAGAGTGTTCTAATCTCTTTTTTCTAATATGAAATGTTCCTAAACCATCAACTTGAATCCTAGGATAATTTAAATTAGATAAAGACTTTCTCAATTTAGCATAATAAAAAGTAATAAAATCATCTACTACTGATGGATGAACTCCTACTTTTTCTGCTATACCTTTTTTAAACTCTTTATGACTCTTTGGATTCACTTCCTAAAACTTTATAATCTAATAACACTAAACCTTTATTCTGAATATTTATATCTTTATTTATGGAAATAGTTTTTTTATTATTTCCAGTCTTAAACAACAAGTTTTTCTTTTCTGCTTTAGTAATAGCATTTCTTGCTGACTGTGGACTTTTAAAAATATTTAAATTTACAAGCTCTATACAAAATTTAGTTAGTTCTATATTATCTTTTTTAGAAAGTTCTTTCAAAAAGTTTAGATCAGAAGCACTAATAGGTATATTATTAAAAAAACAATAAGTAACTATTTGATACTTAATTGATAACTCTATATCTACTTTTAACTTTAAATCTACTTTATTTACTAACGCCATATTACAAACTCATTATCATATCTACAAGATCAGGATGTGGATAACAATCAGTTTTATCCTTTCTGACATTAGTATGTGTTAATAATCCTTTTACTTTTCCGTAATATGCATCAGAATTAAAATCAAACCCTTTTGTAGGGCCATGCTTTTGTATAAATTGTTTTAAACCTAATCTAATATCTATACCATCTCTTTCACCTATATACCTTAACCATTTTTCTGTTTCTTTAATTTGATTTTCAGAATAATTGTGCCAATGTAAGCTCCCCCTAAAAGGTTCTTTTAATTCTATAATTTGTGAATGTATACATCTGCTTTTAACATAGGTTAAATTACCATTAGTTAAATAACCCATATTACATATCTCTAATCCTACTGAATTACGGTTCATATGACCTGATCCAGTTTTACCTAAATGAAATCCTTGATTACCTTCTGGAAATGCTTGAACCATTATTCCATCATACTCATCACTGATGTAAAAAAACATACTCATTAATACAATTAGTTCTTCTAACGTATTCTCCTTTTGGTAAAAAATGTCTATGTATTATTTGATCATAATTGGTGAGATAATGCTGTGCATATATATCACTGTCCTCATCAATTTCATCTGGCTCACTTACTTGTAAATTAAGTAATATTACCCATGCATCATTAGTAACAATACCATCTACTGGTAAATTGTGAGCCAATTGGAATCTTTTAACATGTTTTTCTGTATTAGGTCCAAATATTCCATCTGCTGTAATTCCTAATTTAGTTTGTAATGTTACTACATCAGGACCTTGATCCCGTATCTTTAACTGTTTCATGACTGGCTAACTTTTTCTTGAGCTTGTTCCATAGCTTCTTGAAAAGCTTTAGCTTCTGGTGAATCTTTATCTACTGAGTTTTGATTAGCATATTGCTGTGCCATAAACATTTGAGCTTGCATTCTCTCTGCTCTTGACTTTTCAATAGATGCAAGTAGCATCTCATAATCAGCTTGTATTTCTAAATGTGGGATATTATCTTTGTAGAATTCTGTAATTTCTTCTCTACGCTTTGATAATTCTTCTTTTGATAACTCTGGTTGTTTATCAGAAAGGTCTTGTTTGGTTTTATTTGCCATCTTAATAAATTTAAATTAATAATAACAAATATATAGAATAAGTTTAAATAAAAAAAGTTTAATACATTTTTTTTACCATTTTACTTTATCTGCCCAATATGCAGCACTCATTTTACCTTTAGCAATATTTTTACCGTGTCTAGCTTTGAAACTCTTACGTCTTGCCTTTTGTTTAGCTGACTCACCTGCTTTAGGTTTGCCTGCAGTTTTTACTCCTTGTTGACCAAAACGTATAGTTTTTACTTTATCTCCTACTTTAGCAACCACTACGTGTGATTTCTTAGGATGATTAGGAGTTCTCTTAGGTTTATTATACCCAGAGACTCCTGCTTTAGCCAATCTACTATCTTTCTTTTTTGCCATGCCTATTGTTTAATCATTAAGATCCCTGCTGCATTTAATGGTGCATCTCCTGTTCCATCTGTTTGCCATAAACTTCCCTTTTGAAGTCCTGCAGCTCCTGCTGCTCCATCATCTTCATAGGCTGGTACACCAAGTCCTGATATATCTTTTAACTTTTGATCAGTAAATGATTTTAACAAAGCTAGTGTAACTAATTCTGTTATTACTTTAGGTTGAGGTTTTAACCTTTCTTGAACATTTGCAAATCTAGCAATTGTAACGTAGTCTTCTGCTTTTGGGGTAACTACTTCTTTTCTTCTTAACATGCCCATCATGTCTTGTAATATTGTACTCATCTTTTTATTTTATATGGTTATCTTTTTTTACCTTTATGTAATCCATGTCTAGCATGTTGTTTACCTTTTTTTGTTGCAGCTCTCTTCTTTTTATTAGCAGCTGCAAGCTTAGATCTACCTTTCTTAGTAGATTTAAGTTTCTTAATAGTCTTTGATGGAGCATATACTTCTCCAGTTTCAGAACTTTTTTTACCCGAAGGAGTTCTCCACTTTTGTTTAGTCCATCTAGTTAGACTTTTTTGTTGTTTTGTTTTTGCCATTACCTAGTTGTAAAAGTATGTAATGAAAATAATATTAATGAAGAAAAAAGTATACCCATAATAGCATGATCAGTTTGAGTCACCTTTGCTTCTTTACAGCATTCTTTTCTTTCCCATGATGGCTTTGATGTACCACAGCTCATAAACAAAAATACAAATAATATTAATATAATCCTTTTAATCATTATTTTTTGCTTTTATATCCTCCACCAGCAGCCTTGTAACGCTTTGCTAACATCTGAGCTTTACGTGCTGACCATTGTCCTGGTCTACCACCTTTGCTTCCAGCTTTGATAGAATTAAATAATCTTTTACGCATTCCCGGTTTAGTATAGTTTCCTGAACTATTTACCGTACTTTTCTTTTTCTTACTTGATTTTTTTAATGCCATTACGCTTCATTTTTAGTTTCCGGATACGCTTTATTCATAACATCCTTAAGTAAGGCACACTTCTCATATTCTTCTGTACCTATAAAATGATTAATCATATTTTCTAATTCTTCTAGTTTTGGTCCGTCATCAGGATCAAATGCCATTATAGCATCACCACCCTTTTTGAATTGACTAACCATTAGATCCTCAAATGATATTTGATTAGATAATATTAAATAAGCATTGTTATATGCTATTTCTAATAATACCATATCCATCTGCATTTGTTCAATTTCCGTCAAACCATTTTCATGTTCCTCATTATTATCTTCCCAGTTTGACATAATTTTTTATTTAGTTAGAAACTCTTCTATACAAACAATATAATGAATTTTTAGTTTTTATAAAAGTGTTTGACTCACTAATATGCCCCGCCTTCCAGTAAAATTTTTTTTTGCCCCCCAAAAAATTGTGTGTTTGGCATGTGCAAGAGGTTCTATTAGATTGCTCCCCAACTAAAATTTGAAGTGTGGTCACCCCCCGTAGAAATGCAGGGTGTCAAACATAATGTGTAGCTATATAAAAAAAGTCTGCTACACAGAAGAAAAGACTACACTACAACAAAGCACAGGAGTATGTACTATCTATGTATTGTAACTACAATCATTTCTACTACTGCTCTACCAACGGAAGACTAAGTGTGTATGTATATATAAGCAATCTGCTCTATGTATATAACCGCTCTGCTCCCCAACTAATAATTGAGTAGGCTATTACTCTTAAACAATTTAATATACATATAAGCCGTGTATATAACTTAAAATCCTTAATTATGCTATATTTTAATAAAGTAAACCGTAACCCTAAAACAGGGAAAGCAACTCTACAATTGACTACTAAACCAATTGTAACAACTGTGAAAGAGATTAACATTCCGGGCATAGGCCCAAGAAAAGTGTCTCAAACATCAACACCTGATGTAAAGTTTGTCCTTAAGTCTATGCAAGACGGAGAAACACAAGAGTACTGTAGAATCAATCACCCTATTTGGGATGAGCTTGAGAAAGGCTACAAGATGAATGACCCTGTAGAGTGGGTAGACATTGACCTAAATAAGCCTGTAATCAACAGTATTCCTGTAAAAGATGCAGACGGTAATGAAACAGGAGAGATGAAAGAAGAGCCAAGCACTACCTTATTTTGGGGTAAGCTTGCAGTTTAACAGCAAAAGCAAGGGGGGTTACCTCCTTGCTCCTTTGTTTTACAATAAAAAGGTAATTATGCATAGTTACCTCCTTTATTTTTATTTATTATGCACGTTGCACACTGTGTGTGACATCCATTTACCACAAATAACCACCTTTTACCACTAAATAAAATTAGTTACTGCTTATAATATATATATAGCTAACATAATGACTAGAGTAATGAGTCAAGCAATACCACTGACTATTCTGAAATAGTGTCAGCCAATATGGATAAGCACTCTAGTTATATATGTCTATTCCTCTATAGGATAATAGGCATAGTACCCGCAATATTGCAATAACCCTTAATAACAAGTATATGAAAATTAAAATCCTTAAGCCTGAACTCTTTGTTCAGCATCGTAACCAAATAGGCTTAGTCCTATTCACTAGAGAACAAGATGTTAATGTCAATTTCTTTAGTGGTGATAACGCAGAATCTTTAGTTATACATCGTAATGAATTAGGATCTCCTTCAATGAGTAACCTTGAAGCAGAACTTATTGCTAATGACTCGTTAAGATACTTAGCATCGTACCATAATGTTGTAGAAGTACAGCATAGTACACACTTTGATATAAATCAAATAATCTATAATAACAATTAATTATGAAGAGAGTTATCTACCTATTGTTGTTCCTGTTCGTTGCAGGACCAGCTATTCAATCTTGTGGTTCTTCAAGAACTTGCAAAACACAGAAGTACAAAAAGAAAATGTACAACAAATGTTGGAATGCAAAGAAACAGAAAATGACAAGATGTTAATCACTCAATCGGGGGAAGGAAACTTCCCTCTTTTTATTAACCCATTAAACAAAAACAATTATGAAAAATTTATTTAGAGCAATAATTAAAGCTATATTTGTAGTTATATTGCCAATCCTCGTACCAATAGTTACATCTTACTATATGATATATAACCCTGTATCAGGAACTATAGTAATATTATTAATAACCGTGATATTTCTTACTATGCTGAATGGACTGTTTTATTACACAAAGATGCGTAAAGTAAGCATGTTACCTACATTTAGTTTCCATGATTTTGCATTTGAACCTATTATAGGTTTATCAATCGGATGTAAATGTACACCAAGAGGTTTGGAAACAATAATAATAGTACCGTTTATGGTATTAGAAGTTCATGCAAAGTTTAAAAAAAAATCACAATATAGTTTAGAATTATGAGAGATATAAAATATAGTAAAAACGTACTAAGACTACAATTGATCACATTAGCATTAATGCTTTGTGCTCTTGTAGCATCAAGTCAATCCTATAAAGGTAACAGAACAATAGAAAATACGTTCAAACCTTATGATGGATATGAAAGATTTGCAAAAGACGCTTACTCAGAATGGTTAATAGCCCATCCTTTGAAAAGGAATAATCAGGTTATGTACTATGATGGTACGCTGAAAGATAGCAGAGATATATATGTAGCAGTATTTGACTATGAAATAGGTGACAGAGACCTACATCATTGTGCAGATGCAGCTATATATCTTAGAGCATCATATAATTATAGCAATGGGTTTCTGGATAGATTGACCTATACCTTCACTAATGGTATAGAGTCAAGCTATTTGGATTATTTACAAGGTTATAATTATGTAGAAATGAATGGGGGTAGAGACCTCATCAGAAAAATAGGGCAACCAAGAGAAGATAGTTGTAAGACTTTCAGACAATGGTTAGACCTAATATGGAACTATGCAGGTACAGCATCACTAGAAGGTGATGATACCTATGCAATATCCATGTTTGAAATGGAGCCAGGAGATATATTTATCCAAGGCGGATATCCAGGACACGCTATGACTGTTGTTGATATGGCTGTAAATGAGAATGGCCATAAGATATTTATGCTAGCACAGAGCTTTATGCCAGCACAAGAACAACAGATTGTTATGAATCCTCTTACCAGAGATGTATGGTTCTCACTTGATGATTTAAATTATATCATCACACCAGAGTACACATTCACACCTGGACAACTAAGAAGATTTATAAAATAACTATCACCGGTGACACACTAACAATACCAGTATTATTATGTTTATATAATAACTAACATAATGGCCCTGTCGTAAAAGCTAATGGTTGATTGAGTGGTCACCAAAGAATCAGAACTACATTCTCCCTTTTCTCATACTTGTTTTAGGGAGTCTGTAGCTGATTTTTTAATTAAGGAGTTTTCTGCTCCCCAACTATTAACCACTTATATAAAAAATAAAAGAATATGGCAGATACATATGAAGTACATAAAATAATAATACATAATATATTCAAGGAATTAATAGATAATGATAATGTAAACTATGCTCATAACGCAGATCACATAAAAGATATACTACTTAGAGAGTTAAGCTCACACCACATAGAGTGTATAGTGCATCTTATGATGATAGAAGAAGAGTATAAGCCTGTCAAAGTAGGTGATTATGTAATAGTAAAACCTAAATCATTCCATGTTAACCAAGAGTATGAACCTGATTATCTAAAAGAAATGGGTTTGTTACCAAGTGATGGCAAAGTATATGGTCAAGTAGTAGATGATGAATCATGGTCCACCAGTTCAGTGTTTAATCCGTTTTATAGTAGAATAAAAGTTAATCTACTATATCATGATGATAAGCACCAGATAAAATATGTAGAAGATACCTTTAATCCTATGCATTTACATAAGGTAGATAAGAAATCAATTAAGTATTTTAAAAAAGAAAAGTAATATGGCACCTAAATTATCTATACAGTTAATTCAAAATGAGCAAAAGAACTACAATAGCATAAGAAAACATTATGCTGATAGCTTTGCACAATATATGAATAATAAGTATGCCCTAAATGACCCTGTTCTACAGAAAGAAAAGGATGAAGGTATGGCAATGCTTATATTATTAAAAGATCATGCACAAGACTTTAAATAGATTTGGCATAGTATCACATAAGGTCATTACAGATATAAATTTATCTGTTCAGTCTAAAGCACTATATAGTTTGCTAGCATGTTACTCTAATAAAGAGAGAACCTGCTTTCCATCTATAAGTAGATTAGCAGATGACCTTGGCTCAAGTCAATCTAGCATACATAGATGGATTAAAGAGCTAAAACACTACCAATACATAAAAAGAGTTGGTAGAAAGATACATATAGTCTAAAACGTTAGCTATATATATGCAATATAATTTGGCATAAAGCCTAAATTCATTTAATTATACTGATACAGGAAGAGTTATATTATTATCTTTACAATAATAATTTAAGATAATGATAATACAACTTCCTAATGGACGTATAATAGAATGTTCAGTTGAACAGTACTTATCTCTCTCAGATGATGAGTATAATGACCTTAATGGTCTAAGTTCAGCGTATACAAAGGAAGTGGGTGATCCATTTTACAATAGTAGTTATAAACGCAATTCAGTACCAACATTTGTAGAGAATGAAATGATTCTTGAGAATGAACCGGCATTGGATGAAGTAACTTCTTTTGAGAAATTAGATGATCCGTATTTCCATTCAGATGATATCTAATCATCAACAATTATTTTATTCACACTTAAATTTTATTAAAAATGCAAAAGAAAAATCAAGTAACCGTTGAAGCGGATGAGATGGGTAATGTTGTCCGTCAATCTAAAAACAAACCAGAATTTGGCTTTATCAGAGTAACTCAAAAGAGAGTTATGATTAACTCTAACAGCTTTGTTGACTATGTACCATTAAGTGCTATTATTGGTGGTAAAATAGAAGCATTAGAAGCTTTAGAATGGACTGCCGGTGAGAAATTATCAGGTAGAATTGTTATCACAGAGAAATTAAATCCATTTAACAATGAAAACCCTAACCAACATTTAAAAATGGCAGGTCAAACGGGTGTTGTTTGTTCAGTAGATGGAGAACCTATTTATAGGAAAACATCTTATAGTTCAGATGCAACTGTTGAAGATGTATTGATAGCACATGATAACGGAGAAGAAATCAGATTAGCAAATGGAACTGCTACAACAGCAAAGATTAACAAAGAAGTTAAGCCTGCTGAAGCATTTGGTTTAGAATCTGAAGAGAAAGTAGATGAAGTAGAAGATGTGGTTGAAGTTACAGATAATGTAGAAGAAGTTGTTGAAGATTTTACTCTTTAATAAACTATAAATCATAAGATTAGCTCAGAATCCTGGGGTGTACGGTAATTCATTACCTACCAGGCTGAGCTAATTTTATATTACTTAACATAATCTATAACTAAAACCTAAACAAGTATGCTATCACAGGAACAACTACAACAACTAAAACTAAGTGAGGCTGAATCCAAGCTTAGTAAGCGTGTAGAACGCTACCAATATTTGGGTCTATATGATGAATATCAATTACACCCACCATCAATCATCAATTCATTTCAATATTCTAAACTTAATCCTTATCAACATTTTTTATTTAAACGTGTACTACATGGATTAAAGGTTTATAAACCTGAAGAAGTTAGAAAACTTCATTGGGACAAGAAACGTAGAATAACAAGGGTATGGAAAAGAGCACAGAAAGAGCTCAATGCATGGAAGCAAATGCTTTGTAATAAGAAAATAAATCATTATCTTAGTACAACTTTTAAGCATTCTTCATTGGCTCAATACATAGCTTCATTTCCACCAGAAGAAGTGTTAGATGATTACACTAACACTATGACTTTCAAAGAGTTAGGTATTAACTATGAAGATGTTATACTAAAGTTTATGTCACTAGGTCTATTACCAAGGAATTACTTTACTATAAAATCAAATGGCAATTAAGAAATACTCTAAGAAAATGTCAAAGACTAATGCTTCATATGCAAAATTGCGTAGGAAGTATTTAATGGATCATCCAGTATGTCATGCTAAGATACACAAGTGTAGTTTACACGCAACAGATGTCCATCATAAACAGGGCCGTGGTTTACATCATTTAGATGTAAACACGTGGCTACCTGTTTGTAGAAATTGCCATATGTGGATAGAAGAACATCCTGCAGAAGCAATTGAATTAGGTTACTCAATACCAAGATCTAAATAAACAATATGAAAAAGAATTTCAATATTAAACCGTGGGTATGGTTACTAATATTATTAATCACATACCTAATATGGTCTAATATATTAAAAGTTATATTATGAATAGTAGAGATATAGTCCAAGCAGATGCATTAGCAATAGCAATGCAACATAAAAGATGTGGTCTAGGGATATCAATGGGTGTTGGTAAAACTAGAATTGCAATTAATCATTTATTAAAGAATTTTAATCCATTTATAAATGTTTTAGTAGTAATACCAAAAACCTCAGTAATGAAGTCTTGGTATGATGAATTAGATAATATGAATAACAATACCTTAGAAGATCATATTACATTTACTACTTATTTATCACTCAAGAAACATAATCCAAATGATTATGATATAGTTTATCTAGATGAGTGTCACTCTATATTACCAGGCCATGAAGTATTCTTATCACAGTTTCAAGGTAAGATATTAGGACTAACAGGTACACCACCAAGAAATAAGCAGTCAGATAAGGGTAAATTAGTACAGAAGTACTGTCCTATTAGATATAGTTTTGATGTAGACAAAGCTACTGATTCAAAAATATTAAATGATTACAAGATAATTGTACATCAATTAGAACTGTCCAAGTTACCAGCACTTAAAAAGAAAAATAAGAATGGTGGACACTGGTGGACATCAGAATATAAAGATTATAACTATGTAACATCTAGATTAGCAGATGCTCAAACTCAAAAGCAAATTCAGTTTGCAAGGATAATGAGAATGAGAGCTTTGATGGATTATACAAGTAAAGAGAGCTATGTAAAGAGTATGATTAAAAACATTGATAGTAAATGTATTGTCTTTGCTAATACTCAAGCACAAGCAGACAGAATATGTAAACATAGTTATCATTCAAAGAATCCAAAGTCAGAGGATAATTTAGAATTGTTCTCTGATGGCAGGATAAGTAAACTATCATGTGTATTACAATTGAGTGAAGGAGTATCAATACCTAATTTAAAGCAAGGTGTTATAATGCATGCGTATGGCAATGAAAAAAAGACTGCTCAAAGGATAGGTAGATTACTAAGACTTAATCCTACTGAGACAGCAACTTGTCATATACTGTGTTACAAAGGTACACAAGATGAAAGATGGGTGGAATCAGCATTAAAGTCGTTTGATGAGAATAAAATTAAATTATATAATCCTTTAAATAAATAGATATGGGAAGAATGAAAGAAATATTTATGGCCCAGATGGAAGAGAAGTACCAAGGTAGCCATGATGCATATATACAAGACATGGCACGTGTTAGCGTGGAAGAGTGGATCAGTGATGATGAACGTAGTAAACGTGACCCTAATAAATTTAGAAAGCCAAGTTATAATGATATAGAAGTTGGTATAAAATATGTGTGTCCTAATTGTTTTGCACATTCAAGGCTACATAGCACAATAAATAATGAGACAGAAGTAGAATGTCTAGATTGTGGCCAAGAGTTTGTTATTGTAGATAAAAATACTCTAAGATTTAAGTAATGGAGTATACATATGATCATAATGGTAAAGTACTTGATATGGAATATGACTATACCAAAGGAGAAAGGGCTATTGACTACTACGCAGATGGTAGTGGTTATCCCGGATCACCATCATTAGTAACAATAACTAACGTATGGGTTGCATTGAAAGATAGAAGAGGACACCTTGTACATGTAGATGTGAAAGATTTAATTGAAGAAGAGTACTTGGACTTAGAACTTGTAGAAGAAGAGATACTAGAATCAATAGAAGAATAACAGGTTATTACGGACTGGGTATAAAGGCAATTTTGCCAGAACAGTTAATACTATTACTCAGTCCGTAGTACACTACAATAAGATATGAAAACAATACTAACAATACTAATAGGTTTAAAAATTTCAGTTACAGCCACTATATATCATGCAGTTCCTGGTCAGACAGACAGCACACCATTTATTACAGCATCTAATAAAGTTATAGATAAAGATAATCCTGGTGGACATAGATGGATAGCAGTATCTAGAGACTTAGAAGCTTTGGGTTATACATTTGGTACACGTGTATGTGTAGAGAATGCAGGTCCAATGGATGGCTATTGGATAGTACAAGATAGAATGAATAAAAGATGGACACACAGAATAGATTTCTTAGTTAATGAATCTATGAAAGGTGGTAAGTGGGATAACGTAACAATATATTTAGATAAATAATTATGAAACATTTTGCAAATAACGGTAAAGAATATCTTAAGAAACCAGAAATGACAGAAGAAGATATTAAGTATAGACAAGGTAGATCCAGACACAGAGTAGAAGCAACAGAGAAATTTGCTGCTTGGACTGTAATGATTTGTATAATCCTAATGGGAATATTAATAATGTTAAGTCAACTTGTATGAAGGATCAATTGTTTGTAGAAGCACGTGTAAAAGATGGGGAATTACATTTCCCTATAAAAGCATATGAAATTAAATTTAAAAACTTTTTAAAAGATCAGCCTGAGAGTGTAAGGTTGGATATATTTATTGGTGTCAATGATGGTAAAGGTAGTAACCCGCAGCTAGCAAGGATACATGCTATGATTAGAGAGATAGCAAATGAAATAGGTCATACATTTGAAGAGGTTAAACTACAAGTCAAGCGTAGAGCGGGTTTATGTTTTATGAGAAACAATGTAGAATACTGTAAGTCCTTTGCTAAATGTGATAAAGAAGAACTAAACTTGGCTATACAAGCTGCTATGGAAATAGGAGATTTTGGTGGTATGCAGTTAAGATGATAAGAAAACAGCATAAGCTTTATGCTTTGCTTTAGGATTAATTAATCTCTTTTCTAATACAGCAGGTTCTTTAATAGCATCTTTAGGTAAGTACTTAGGATTTTTACTATTAAGTTTTCTTTTCTTAGGCATTACTTTACAACTTTTAATTTAGATTGAAGATCCTTGAACTTCTCAGTTATATCTTCTCCTCTCTTCATCATCTCAGCAACCTCTCTAAGTTCATCTTTAGTTGCAGAAGTTTCAGTCTTCTGTTCAAGACCTTGTTTCTGTGCTTTATATTTTAGCTCTTGTAGTAGAGAAAACAAAGTGTATATTCTTGACTCAAATTGATCAAGCTTAGGAAGATTTTTTATATCATCCTCAGATACATCTTCACCATTATTTTTTCTGGTTGCAACATCAACTATCTTTTCAAATTTTTTAAAGGTGTATGCAATATTATCTGCATAGTCACTTTCTAAAATATCATTTGTAATAATATTTTGGAGTGAAGTAATGTAAACAGTAGAACACTCAATATTTTTAATAACCTTTGAGTGATCATAAGTAGAATAAGTTTGTAAAGATTCAGACATATTAATTAATTTAGAATACAAATATAATATAATTTATGGAAAAAGTTCAAGTAGACATAATAAATCTTAGAGAAAATTTAAATAAAAAATTAATAGAAAGCGGTTGGGATACAATGCTATCTCCATATATAAATGGTCTTAGCTTTGATCATATAGTAAATGAGCTTGTAAATAATGTAAATGCAGGTAGAAGATTTACACCAAAGTTCAAAGACATATTCAATGCATTCTATGAGTGTCCATATGATAAAGTAAAAGTTGTAATGGTAGGCCAAGATCCATACCCACAGTTAGGAGTTGCGGATGGTATAGCATTTAGCTGTAGTAAAAAAGGTAAAGCAGAAAAGTCTTTACAATATATACTAAAGCAAACTATTGGTAATTACACTGACACAGGTAGAGTTATGTATACACCAGAAGAATGTGATCTAAGACGTTGGGCTAACCAGGGTGTATTATTAATTAATACAGCATTTACATGTGAAGTAAACAAAATAGGATCTCATTATGCAATATGGAAATCATTTACTGAATATCTATTTGATAATCTAAATAGACATAACCAAGATCTAATATTTGTATTACTTGGTAAGAAAGCAGAAGCATGGTCTCCGTGGTTGGATAACGTTAGAAAGATTTATGTAAGTCACCCAGCATCAGCTGCATATAGAGGTGGTGAATGGGACTGTAAGGATGTATTTAATTTAGTAAATGAAAAGCTAGAATACCTTGAAAAAGATAGGATAGAATGGTAGAATTTTGTATCTTTATAACCTTTAAAACCAAGCACATATGTGGGAACTATTCCAAAAGATATTAGCTCAAAAGCTAACACCCAATCAAGCACTTATACTATTTTCAATGAAACAAAAAGTTGGCTTAGCGTCAATAGAAGAGTCAGATAAAAAAGCTCTTGTTGATTTAGGTTTGATAGTAAAAGAGAATGGTACATATACAATGTCTCCAGAAGCAAGAATGTTCTGTATTAGACTAGATAATTATTTTATAAAGGCCAAAAAGAAAACAGATATCCAACTAATGGGTAAGAACTTTGTTGACAAGATTAATTCATATAGAGAAATATTCCCTGCTAAAAGATTACCAAGCGGTAATCCTGCACGTAATAACGTAAAAGCATTGGGAGAAAACTTTAGATGGTTCTTTGAAACTTATGATTACACATGGGATGATGTCATGAAGGCT